TGCGCCCTTATTAAAAAAAGAGGGAATAAAGAGAGAAGAGTTGCACTTAGACACTTGTTACGGTATCTAAGCATGTGTTTAGTTTATATAATAAACGCTTTTTTGTTTAAAAAGTGGACAATTTTGCGACAAATATAGGAAAAAGAGCAGGGAACAGGGGTGGAAAGGGCAGGGGAGCTGGAAAAAAATGGAGTAGAGGGCAGGAGCGAAGAGAAGAGGAGCGAAGAAGCTGGAAGAAAATGGTAGGAAGGTGAGTGGTTTTATACAGCAAAATTCGCGGGGACCTATAAGTAGTTCCAGCCGGCCAGGATGCCCCCCGCCCCCCCTATGTGCAGCGCGTTATACCCATAGGCCTATGGGTATTGTGTCCTCTTCCCCTCATATTCTGCCTAAAAAATAGCTCCAGGATACCTGGAACCATACTAAAAATGAGCTAAAAAATGAACTAATTTTAAAAATGAGGCGAATGGGGGAAAACCGAACTGGCTCAAAGCACGGTATACCAAGGCTTCACGGGTTTTTAGTTTACATAATATCTCTTAGCGGAAGTTGGAACCCAGAATCTGGGAACAAAGGCCGCAAAGCCCGAGATTACGGGATTTGGCAAAAAGCGGAAGCCCTAAAATGGCCAGGGCAGGCCAGGAAAAGGTGGACGGGTATTGGGCACAAAGAGACACCTAAAGAGCGCAAATAGCGCAGAATAGGCAGCAATAAGGCGAAAAAACAGGCCGGGAGGGGCAAGGAAATGGACCAATCGAAGTCCCTTTGCCCGACGCCCCAAATTTCCAAAATATTCAAAATAGCTCAAAACCTCTAAATATCGGGCTTTCGAAAGGTTTGCTTGACAAACACTTGACACCGATGTACGATGATGATGGCGCAAAATGTGTTAAAGCGTTGACACACAATGCACCTTCGCCCGGCGCAGGTCCCTCCTCAAAAGTGAAAGGAGAAGGATGAGCATGGCAGCACCAAAGAAAATAGTGGATTTCAGCTTAACGAATGGCCAAGTTACAGGCCACAGCAAGGAGAACCAGGACGGGGGATTCAACTTCTGGAACTACGAGAGTTTTTCCAAACAGGGGGGCAAAATCGGCTACGGTAGCATCCATACTTCTATCCTGGAGGCCTTGAAAGCCCAGGACAAGGTGGAAAAAGGCTGCTTAGTCAGAATTACCGTGGAGTTGTTTGAGAAGCCCGAAGCTGCAAATCTTGCAGCAGGGAAGAACAACGAATTTTAACGACCAGGGAAGGCCGCGCCGGGCTTCTCTTTTTTCCCTGGTGGCCCGATGATGGTTAGTACGGGCTGCCAGGGGAGGGGCAATGGTTAGTACGGATTAGTCCCTTGCCCCTGGGTATTGAGCAACTCAGTGCCCAGCATGGAGGGGATTAACCTACTCCAAAAAAATATAGAGTGAGAGGAATCATATGGATTTCAAAAGAGACACGCGTTGTCACTTGCTGCTTGCCCCGGAGCCCAGCGGGAATCCCGCAGACAGTACCACTTACTTGTTGCCTGGTTGCTACGAAGGCGCCTTAGTTGAGCGCTTAGAGGAAAGATGCCAAGACCTCTTATATAGGCTCAATCAAGCGAGGGATTTGCATGAAGCCCTAAGAAGCATGTGTGAAGCCCTTAATGACCCGAGGCAGGATTATACCCTAATCATCCCTGATGGGATTTTTAACTATAAATTCAGGGGAGGTTGTCGCCAAAGTGCCCTGAAGCAAGCTTATCAGGCTCTCGCTAAAGTAGAAGGGAGAGATGTATAAAGGCACTAGAGTCCCTTGCTCCTGCCCCTCAAGGTCATTATTCTGGGGGGGGCAGAATGGAGGGGATTACCCTGAGCGCTGAGCTCAGGGTAAGGGACTGTCCAAAAAAAATAACGAGGAAGGATTGATTCGCATGGCAACTACAGCAGTGAGGAGCATGCTGAGCTTAGAGCTCAGCGAGAAGGAAACCAAGGTGTTAGTTAAAATGGGCGTAGAGGGAGCGGCGGCGAGGCTGATGGTTTTGGAGACGGGGACTTGCTCTGTCCAAGAGACCCAGCATCTTACCCAGGAGGCAGAAATTGCCCTGGACATCCTAGAAAAAATAGCCGACTCCTTAGAGGGAGCGGGGGGCAAGCCTACCCATGTCCCTGAGCTCGACCTACTCTTATTCCAGCCGAGAAGGTAGTTCGTATCCGATATCGCCTGCCTGGATGTCCGGGCAGGCAGGAAGGAGTCTCTTGCTCCTGGCTCTGTATGATGTGGGGCCAGTATGGAGGGGATTTCCCTGTAGTCAATGGTTGGTCCGAGAAGGGAGGCGGTGGCGCTAATAGGAGGAGCTTATTTTTTTGTACACAGTAGCGCGCTACGCGCTACTGTAGGAAGGAGGAAAGCGCGCTGAGTATCAGAATTTATCTCACCGACCTGGCGGCCTACAACGAGGGTCGGCTGGTGGGCAAGTGGGTTGAGCTACTCCTCTCTGAGGAGGGGATGGAGGAGGCTATTAAGGGGATTCTGGAGGAGGGTTGGTGCCAGCATGGTTGGTGCTCCCACGAGGAGTATTTCATTACGGACTATGAAGCACCTTTCAGGGTTGGTGAATACCAAAATCCTTTCGAGCTCAATGAATGGGCCGAGCGCCTGGAGGACTGTAAAGAGGATGACGAGGATGTAATCCAGGCGATTTTCGACTATGCAGGCTCCATCGAGGAGGGGCTCGACATCCTAGAGGGCGGTGAGTACTGGGTCTATCGCTTCTGCGAAGACATGACTGATGTGGCCTGGGAAGTCGTAAAAGAGAGCGGGCTCCTGGACGGCATCCCTGAAGAGGTCGCCCGGTACTTCGACTATGAGGCATACGGGCGAGACCTTGAGTCCGGAGACTCGTCGTTTATACGTGTTCCAGGTTGCAAAATATACCTGGAAATTTACTAGAGAGGAGTATATAGCATGGCAACTGCTACAACCAGGCTCCTGGGGACGGCAATCTCCCCGGAGTACGTAAGAGATTGGAATATCCCTATGGCCATTAGAGAATTACTCCAGAATCTCTTGGATACCAAAAAGGAGTTCGGGGCAAGCGGCGCTGCCCGGTATAACAAAAAGCAGGGCATAGCTGAGCTGAGGGACGACGGGCCTGGGCTGGAGCTCAGGCACCTGGCCCTGGGCATCTCAGAGAAAGGAGCTGCTAGTGTAGGGCAGTTTGGAGAAGGGCTCAAGTTAGCTCTACTCCTGTTTGCCCGAGAAAATCGGTTCATAGAGGTCCGTTCTAAGGATTACAGACTGACTCCCCTCATCAAGGAGTCAGAGTTTGGTACTGAGACCCTGTTCTTCGAGGTAGAGGAGCTGGGCTCCTATGTGCAGGGTACTATTATCCGGTTCCGGTGCTCTCAGGAGGAGCTGAACGAAGGGAAGAGCTACTTCCCGACAGAGTTCAAGGTTTCCAGTGAGCACCGGGTCAGCTGGGTGCTCAAGGATAAAATCTCTCTCCCTGGAGGGAGGGTCTTCGTCAACGGCAGCCTGGTAACTACCCTTGAGAACGCCTTGTTCAGTTATCATCTCTGGGGGGAGAAGGCGAAGGGAATCTCCAACAGGGACAGAACCATTGTGGACCATGATTCGCTAGTGTCCTTGGTTAGAGACACTATAACCAGCGAAGAAGACATTCCGGTTCAGTGGTTCCAGAAGATTTTGGAGGGGCTGGACTCTGAGAGGGACATCTGGGAGAGCAACGTGCCCCCGCACACTTTCAAGGAAAACCTTGGGAAAGCCTTCGACAAGGTTTTCGGGCCGAAGGCAGCAGTGAGCGGCGGCAGCGCTCACCACGACCAGTTAGTGGCCAGGCTGGGGTTCAAGCCGGTCTATATCCCTGACTGGAACTGGAGATGGCTCCTCCTGAACAGCAGCCCTCTTCTGACGGTGGCTGCCATTGTTAGAGAAAAACCACTGTCCACTATGGTGGACATCATTCCGGAGGACAAGCTGAGCACAGAGGAACAAGAAAGACTCCATCAGGCCATTGACCTGGTGGAAAAGTATTTCCACTCTCCAGTGAGGCCGCTCAAGGTGGTCAAAACACTGGATGAAGTGGTCGGCAGCGGAGTAAATGGTGTCTACAACACCGGAGAAGACACCATTTACATCGCCTACAAGGAGCTTTGGGGTCTAGAAAAGGTAGTTGAAACTGTCCTTCATGAAACGGTTCACAAGGCGACCGGGGCCGCAGATTTAACTCCGAGGTTCCAAAAAGCTCAGGATACACTGTCTGCTGGACTGTTATTAGAACTTGCAGGGGAGCGGGCGTAAGCCCCTCCTCCTCTAAATAAAAGGAGGCATAAGGTATGAATAGAGATGTTGTTTACCAGGCCAGTGGCGAGGGTTACCGCCTGGATGTTATGTACGATGAGCTTATGGAAAGTCCGCGGGAACAGGACAACCTGGGGACCATGGTGTGCTTCCATGATAGGTACACGCTCGGGGACAAACACGAATACAAGTCTATTGAAGAGTTCTTCAGGAGCCTGTTCGATGACTGCGGTGACGATGAGCTGTTGGGTAACGATGGCTTTATGAGTGGGCTTTTCTATTACTGGAAGAGCGAACTGAGGGCTAGAGACTCAGAAGAGGGGCTTGCCGTCAGGGCCCTTGACTGCTTAGAAAAAGAGATGCATCCGCAAATAGCGGACGCTTTTCCCGCCGCAAAGCTTGGTCGCATGGTTGCTGAGTTTGACTGGGGATGGGTGGAAGATTTTATTGACGCCGCCCTTGATACAAGCGAGCTCCAGGACATCTTGGACGACCTGGGCAAGTATGTCATCCTGCCTTTGTATCTGTATGACCATGGCGGCATAACTATGTCCATTGGCCCGTTTTCCTGCCCTTGGGACAGCGGTCAAGTAGGCTGGATTTACGCTCCTAAACAAAAGTTTATCGAGGAGACCGGCTACACCAAGGCAGAACTTTTCTCCACCGACTCTAAGAGAGACCCTGCCATTGGAGAGAGGGTGAAAATCAAGGGTCGGGGTGGCTGGGGACAGGTTGTGTCTAAAGCTATTTCCTCTACTGCGGGGACTGCCCGCTACGAGGTTGACTTTGACTGGGACAAAATCCCTGATGCTCATTGGTTTGGGAATTTGGTCACTGTGCCACAGGATGAAATCCTTGAGGTCATGTCTAACCGGGCAGCAGAGATGTTGGTCAATGAAGTAAAAACCTATGACGCCTACCTCAGGGGCGAGTCCTACGGATACAGACTAAGCAAGCTCAATACCTGTGAGCATTGCGGAGCTGTGGACGAGGAGGAAATTGACTCCTGCTGGGGCTTCTTGGCGAAAGATTTTGCTGACCTTAAAGAGCAACTAAAAAGCCAAATTTCCGGCGAGCACCACGACCTGGTTGATTCGCTGGGTTGTCGTTAGAAGGGGTGGTGCGATGAAAAACTATACCATCATCTTCTCCTGGCCGCCCAATAACTGGATGAGTATTTGCCCGAAGTGCCTGAAGAAGAAGGGCAGAGCGGGTATCGTAGAAATTCGCCCGAGCCCCTGCAAGTGTGATTACTGCGGGGCTCCGGGGGAAAGGAGGACAAAATGAATAATAACACAAGCGACAGGAAGCAGCATTGTGGAGTTTGCGGGAAGGAAGTTCCTTCTTATGACCTGCTATGGGTCAATGATAGGTACGGGATTCCGTACAAGAAGGTCTGCTGGGACTGCTACGAAAAGACTCAGGAAGAGATTTCTCACTTTGTTTTTGACCCTGGCTACGCCGGGGAGCGATTAGAAGGCGATTATTAGAAGGAGGTTAATGGCATGGCAGCTATGACAGAAGTGATTGCCAAGGCGTTGGAGGAGGCCATCAGCACGCAGGTTCAGGAGAGGTACGAAAATTTAATTATTGAAAACAAGCAACTGCGAAGTCAGGTGGCGCACCTTGGCAGCGACAAATTCGGTCTTGAAACAAGAAACAGGAGGCTTCAAATAAAGGTCGAGGCTGCTGAAGCGAGTGTCAATAAACTCAAGGAGGAGAATGAGACGCTTCAGCGAGAGGCCAAAGAGCTCGTAATCAGGGAAAGCGAGGTTTCCTCTCTACGTGAAACCCTCTCCAGGACAAGGGGCTTAACAGACACCTTAGAAGTAGAGTTTGAGAGTTTAAAGAGGGTTATACAGGACATGACTGGTTTGATTTTCGACCTCCAAAGAGAGTTAGAGGGCAAATCATACTTCCCGAAGGAGGATGAATAGTATGGCAGCAGAAAAGTGGTATGGCAGTAACTACGGAGTTATAAAGGCGTTTGTGACCGACCCCTTCGATGAGCGAGGGGGTCGGAACCCCCAAGGGAGCATTTACTTTAGCGGGAATGGAATTATTTACAGCTACGGGGACCACTTCCCTATGGCTACGGTTCTTACCCTACAAAAGACTATTGCTGGGTTTCCTCGCCTGCGCTTCTTTCTGGTTAATGGGGACGGCTCCACGGCAACAACCAGTAAGCACAGGAACGACTTATTTATTTGTTTAAGAAGGGAAATCGGAGTCCTAAGCTACGCAGTTGTTCCCTTCTCGTCTCTGGGGCAAGCGTTTAGACTTGGCCCCAGGGGGGGCTGGCAGATTAATAAGAGGACAGCTGAGGCCGCTAGAGACCGACTCGAAGTAGTTGACCACAAAGAGGACTACTGGGAAACAAAGAAGGTGTGGGTGACTGACAAAGAGACCGGCAAGAAAGAGCTAAAAGATGTCCAGGAGCATTTCCTAGGAGCCACTCTCTTGACAACCGGTGATGAATATTTTCTCTCAGGGATTGATTCCTCTGGCAGGGACCCTAGGGGAATGTATTTTCTGACTAAACTGCCAAGACCGGCGACTTCGGTGAGCGATGCCTACGAGGCAATAAAACCCGAGGGGCTCAATGGCGAAACTTATATTCGACAAGGGGAATGGTTCCTGGTGCCGCAGAACGGCATGAAAAAGCCCAGAGAGGTTCCTTTAGAAAAGAAAGTTCTTCTGGAGAACAGGGGCAGACTAGAGCGGGAGTGGCGCCATATAGCTACCGAGGGATTCAAGCTGGATGGTATTCAGTATGTCCGGGGTACTGTGCGCCATCCGGAGCATAAGATGATTTCCTTGGGGAACATCTGGCATCGCGCCTATGAGGCGACTGGAGCCGGTACCAATTTGGCCATTGTTAGTTGGAGCGCCTCCGGGAGCTTTGATTGATGAGGGACCTGAATTTGAATCTAAATATAATCGTAGAGGGGTGCAAGAAGCCCCTCTATATCAAGACCCGGAAAGAAAATGGTCAAATTGTTGCTCAGGTAATCGACCAGGGCAAGGTGCTATGTGCCCTAATCCTAGGGAAAGACCCTCCCCTGGTTGTAGTAAGGGACGAGAGCGTGGTGGTTGTTTACGAAGATGATATCTAGTGGGTGGCTGGACGGAATACTGTTCTCAGGGTTCATTGCTGCAGTTATCTGTTTTTACACTACAGCAACCTTGATTTTTTATACCGCAGTAATCGGGGCAATACATTTACTCAGGCTGCTACCCGGAGCTTTAATTCTTCCGACTCTTATCGGGGGAAGTTGGTTGATTTTTCGATTTCTAGGGAGGAGACAAGATGCCTATTAAACAAGTACCAAACTTTACCGTAAACATTAGAGTTCCTGCACCAATTTACAAGAAAATGGACGCAGAGGTTCGGAGGCGTAAGGACCTGGGAGAGAGGGTTTCCAAAAACTCTCTCTTTATCGAGGCCCTGGAAGCTTATATTTATTACCTGGAGGGGGAGAGAGCCGATGATGAGATTGCCGGAGACGCCTAAGCCCGCTGACCAGATGCGGCGTGAGGGCTGGGTGGTTGAGTGTCCGGAGTGCGGGAATTGGATGTACCCATACGAGGACCCCTTCACTAAAGACAAGACGGATATCTGGTGGTGCTGTCGCAATGTCAACTGCGGCCACGAGATGGACGACAGAGATGTTGAGTGATGGCTGAGCCCTGAGTTCTAAGCCCTGGACAGAAGGGGGGAAGGAAACAAATAATGATTGAATTGCTGATTAAGCGAATTGATGGGACCATCGACTGGGTGAGGGTTGGGGAGGGATTAACTCTCGGGCTGCTTGCGAACAGTTACGGGAAGGGAACAGAATTATTGGCGGTTAAACAAGCCGAGGCCCTGAGCCCCGGCCAGAAGGAGGGGTAGTATGGAATTTTTTGAGATGCCTGAGAGCGAGCGGGAAAAACTTGCTCTAAGCCTCTTGGAGAAATTTATCCCCGACTATCAGCTCGGGGAGCGTAATGGAAGCAGGTTCTTGATTGTTTGCAACGCAAGCTACAGGGACATCGAGAATCTGGTAGTCGAGGCTCGGAGAAGGCTAAGGGAGGACAACGACCTAAGTTCCGTTGACCACCTGGCCTTCGAGGAAATTATCAGCCCCTTAATAGACTGGTGCCAAAACTGGGGCTTTGAGGACGAATACAGAATGTGCGATGGTTGCAGGAACATCATTGCCCTGTATAGAGATTATCGCTGGGGCACAGAAGACGGCATATTTTGCGAGGAGTGCGTCCGAATCAAGTTCCATGAAGGGTATTTCAACTCCCTGGTTGACAACCCGAACAGCGCCAACACCCTGCTAGATGAGGACTACATCCTCAAGCAGGGGTACATCAAGCTGGACAGGGAGTGGTGCTCCAGCTTCCATGGGGGGCACCGGGATGACCCGGAGAAGGTTCTAGAGAAGCTCCATGAACAGGGATGGAACAAGGTTGTTTTCGGCCTTGAGACACATGAGCCGTTTACATTGACCTGGAGCGCTTTTGTTGAGAACGACAATATTAAGATAAAAGGACATGTTGGAGAGTGGTACATCATAAGCACCCAGGAACACAGGGGCCAGAAGCTCTTCTTGTTGGAGCACTCGACCTACGGAGACGAGGCCGCGAGCCTCATAGTGGATGAGGAGCTAAATGTTGTTCTTGATGATGTCTGGAACGGGTTAAGTTTCCCCGATGCGGTTGTATTGGACCAGGACGGGAACCCGCTGGAAGAGAGCCGGGAAGAGCCAGCGGGCTTCCAGGAATACTGGTACCCGTAAGCTAAAACAAACAAGGGCGAACTAGGATAATGCTCCTAGCTCGCCTATTTTTCTTTTCTGCTACATAATTCCCCAACGCATCGCCAGGAGGTAGATTATGCGCCGCCTGATTCGTTGCTGGGTTCTTGCACCTATGCCCCAATCGCCTTCTATGACATCCGGAGGAATCCTGAGCCAGTAATACTTCTCTAGCACCAGGCGCTCTTTGTCGTTCAGGAGCAAAATCACTCCCTCCACCCGAGCGCAACTCTTTTCCGCAACCATGGCCTCCCGGCCCCTGGTTATTCTGTCTATCTTTTCAAGCATTTTTTGTTGCTCGGGCACAGACTCCCCGCCCTGGACTACGACCTTATCGAAGCCCCGGTTCCCGCCCTCCTCCAAAACAAGCGCGACTTCTTTTTTAGATTCTTCGACCAGGGCCTTGTTCATCAGGTACTTATACAGCTCGCCCTCGCAGAAGTTCCTTACATGCTGAGGTATCTTGGGAATATCTGAGTGTCTCATCAACTCACCACCATCGCTCTTTTTATCCCTGCGCTCATTATTTGGCATAGTTTGGAGCAGTAACCCCCGATGTCATTTTTCATGGGCTCGCCGCACAGCGGGCACAATCCTTTGGTTGGTACGGGTATGGATAGTACGGGTGCGGGGGGCGGGGGCGGCTCACTCCCCTTGCCCGTTTCGCCCTCCGCCTTAATCGCCCTCTCGGACAAACAGTGGTCGGGGCACTCTAAAACCTTGTAAAAAGGGACAGGCGGGGGCAGGGAGCCATCTTTTCGGGGCGCGGCACCCTGAATAAGCCTCACCGCGACCTTGCTCGGCACGGAAAGCTTCTGCTCCCAGGTATAATCTAATGTCCGGTTAAAATACATACATTTGTTGCCGTATGCCTCTGTGCATGTCCAGCAGATACTCTCGTTTTTCCAGGTTTCTTCCCAAACGGGATTGGATTCAGTAATCAGCTCTGCCATTTTACCCCTCCTTTTGAATCTAAAAGGGCAATTATTTCCTTAACCTCTTCCACCGTTCTGATTGTATGCGTTGACGCACACGCCTTTTCCCACTCAGAGAGCACTGCTATTTGCAGCGGCGTTGGCCCCGGCCCGCCGGGGCGCTTCACTTCCAGTTTTAGAGTGCGCCCTCTGTAACAGCAGTCGATGTCGGGCTCTCCGGATTTCTGAGCGCTACCGGCGACCTTCACAGCTCGGCAACCCTCTAAAGAGTTTAGATATTTTAGAACACCCTTGACGATGCTCGATTCTAGCGGAGTCTTTTTAGAGCTGATGCGACATCCCTCCTTACGGGCTCCAGATACTTGGCCTTGGCCTTATCGTAGCCCTCTTGCGACTCCCAGCCGCCTTTTCCTATCACCGGGCGAAGTACATAGTTGCCTTTTTCGGTTTTTATGAGCCTCGTTCCCTGGCATCTAAAGCCATGAAGGATGCTCGCGGCTTCTTTATTGACCGAAAACAGTATCGAAAGGAAATCTGCGAAGTACAAACTCTCTAAATCACTTCCAATATCTGGGCGGGGGTCACTGAACACTTTCCTTTTTTCTCCATTTGCCTCCCTTATTTTGTAAGGTATTTCCTTTTTAATCCTTCTCCCTCCCAATAATTGTAATTAATTCACCTAAAATGAACCATATAATGTCATAATATAGGCGAAAATTGAGCGGTTACCCCACTTTGAAAGTGGGTGGGGTAACCGCTCAAACCCCGGATGCGACTGAATTTCTGGGTCAAATTTTGCGGTTACCCCACTTGCGTCAACACTCACACCCTATAGGAAAAAAAATATTATATATATTTAAAAAAAAGATATTGTAAAATATTTTTTCCCTATATAGGGTATATAAATATGGGGTAACTGGGGTAACCTATAAATATGGGGTATCTATAACGCCGATTTTTCGGGCGTTATAGCGGTTACCCCAGAACATTTGTTCCTGGGGTAACCTGGGGTAACTGGGGTAACCTGCTTAAAATATATCTTCTTCCGCGCTCCACAAACCGGGGGCGCCTTCTGTTTTTTTATTGTCGAAGAGCATTGATTTTCTCATAAAGGTCAACCGATAAAGCTCTCCCTTTATTTTTTTGGGTTTAGAGAACCTAGCCCTATTCCTCTTGCCCTCTTCGTATGCGGCCTCTATAACCCCGCTCTTCGCCAGTTGCTCCTGCACCGCCGAGGGCGAGAAGTTATTTTTTTCCAGGAAGTCCCGCAGCGCGCTTGGAACGATGTAGTAATAGTAATCGTCCTGGTACCCTAAAACCTCGTAGGACGGGTTTTCTGCGCGCTCCCCATCCTCATCTGTTAGCTCCCTGATAAACATAATCTTGCGCTGGTTGATGGTGAGCCAGTCCCTAATCTCCGCCATGGCCCGAGGCGCCAGCCGCGTGGATTCTTTGGTCGCGAGCGGATTAGCTTCAAGCACCTTTGTTTTTAGGGCTTCCATCTCGGTTTTGGCATCCTTCTCCGAGAGCCCGAAGACCCACATGGAGGAGAGATAGTCCGCCAATAGTAGGGCTGCGAAGGCTCCGACATGGGTGCTTACTGCTCCTTTTACCTCTTGCTCCAGGGATGTGACCAGCTCATCGTGCTTAGCCCTGAGCTCCTTCCAGTCCTCTTCAATCAGCTTACCTATGAACATTTCCCCGGCGTGCCCGTAATGCTCCTTGGTTATCTCATAAATTCCCTTGACCTCTTTAGTTTGCTCAGGTCCCTCCGAGGGACACTCCAGGTCTATCACCCTGGTAAATACCCCCTGCTTGGATTTATCGCCTGTGAGCCGCTCTTCGCCCGTGGTGAGAACCACATTGACCCATTCTATTTCTTCCTGCATCGCCCCATCCTTGGCCCCGCGCCCCTTGCCCTTGCTTAAGACGAGCATATAGGCAATGGAGTCAGCCACCCTGGGGTCAGTCGAAGCCTGCTTCTCATCGACAAAAAGCGGCAAATCATTCGTAAAGCCTGCCACTCTCTCCATGGCTACCCTGGTGGAATTAAAGTGTCGCCGTAGTTTTTCTGGGTCGCCCCACACACTCAGGGCCGCGTACCCGACCGCTGTCTTCCCGGCCTCGGATTCACCCCAGAGATGCAGAAGGAAGGTACGTTCTCCTAACATTCTAAGTAGCGGAGCTGCGAAGGCCCCAGCGAAGTACAGCCGCATAGCAGGGCGAGCATCATCCCGGACTATCCTCGCTACTTCCGCCCAGCCCTCGAAAATTCCGGACTTCGTATATCCGGAGAGGATTCCGATAAATCCGGACAGTGGTGCTATCTCGTACTTATCCGGATGCGTGGGAAGAAACGCCTTGGTGCTCACCCAGCCTAGTTTTTCAGTGCATCGTACCGTTGGTATTAAATCCCTGTTGGTATTTTCAGCCTCATAAATGTAGTCTATAAGCATCTTGGCGTTGTTCGATGTGACAAATATTCCCCACTTGGAGAGCTGGATAATGGATTGCGAGGCAGCGAGCCACTCGCGCGGGATTATCCTAGCTTTGCTTTCCCCATCATCCTTCCAGCCCAGCTCCAGTTTCTCGGTCCCGTCCTCCAGGCTCTTCAGTTTCCGCTCTATCCACAGGGGAGTGTAGCAGATAGAAACAGCGCCCTCTTCCTTTAGAATATAGATACCGTTATCATCACACCTATACCCATCGGGGGTGCGGCGCTCCAGTCCCTCTCTGACCTCTACCGGCTTCACTGCCGATTCGGTCAGGTCTAGCTCCTGCGCACTTTCTATCGCCTTTTCCCAGAGCTCTAAAAACTTATCTGGGTATTGGCAGTGCAGCTCACTGGGGTCTTTGTGCCCCTGGAGCCGGACCCGGAAAACCTGTCCCTGCCAGTCGGCACTGAGCAAATTGGTGCAGACTTTTTCCACGAAAACTTTCCCGGCATCATCCGGCTCCTCAAACAGGTATAAATTAAATCCTTCGAGGTACGGCACCCATTCTTTCTTGAAAGTAGCGGCCCCAGGGATACCCAGGGAGGGTATATCGTGCTGCCATAGGGTATGGGAATCGCTTTCGCCCTCGATTAATACAAGTCTTTTGACCTCATTCTCCCGATGTTGCGGGAGCAGCCAGAGCCCGTAGGGTATTAGTTTTGCTCCGGCAGACCAGCGGAACTTGTCCCCGGCACCCGAGCCCCCTCTGATTCTAGTGGCAGCCGTTTCACCCGTTTCCGTCATGTAGGGAATCAATACTCGCGGGACCCCGTTCCGCTTGCCACTCCTGACCCCCAGTGTCTTTAAAAACTCCACCGAGAGCTTTTTTTCAGCGGCGTAGTCCTCCAGAAGATAAGGTGAGCCATCTACCGGTTTTTTACCGGAGCCCCTGGGAGCTTTTTTGCCGCCATCCATAACCGTTAGCCCGGCGGCCTCGCGCACTGTTCGGTAGGCATCTCTTTTACTCATCTTTATGGAGGGGCACTCCTGCAAGAAGTCATATATATTACCCTTTGCTTTACAGGAGAAACAATTATACCTCCCGGTACTGAGGCTGACATTGAAACTGGGCTCTTTTTCGCTATGGAAGGGGCAGAGAGCCATGCCCCTGTCTCCGGCAATGTTGGCAAAGTTAATATATCGCTCGTATAAGTCCTTGTAGTTCATCCTTGAGTCTATGTCTTGCATTTATCATCACCTTTCCCTCAACATTTCCACTAGAACCTGGCGCCGACCGAACTGGATGGCCTCCTCGTAGCTCTCCATATACAGGTCTATCCTTTGCCCCTTTATGTCCCCGCCGGTGTCGGCGGCCACTGCTGGCCCGTAGCCCTCTACATGCAATTCAGAACCCAGGGGAATCACTGCAGGGTCTACTGCTACTGTCCCTTTGCTTGGCCAGGTTCCGGTAGCTGTCCGGCTTCCGGTCCAGGTGTAGGCGGTGGCTTCCATGGTGTAGGTGCGAACAACCCTCCCCCGGGAAGGCTGTTCGCAATTCTCGCGCTCGTTTAACTGCGCGCTTCGCGCTTCTGTGGGCAAAAAAATATCGTCAGAGGCTCTCTGTCGCTCCAGGAGGGTTGTTTCGTCATCGTTTAATGGGGGACATAGGGTAAAACATAAACACGCTGATATGAACAAAATAGAAGCCTTTGCGGCGAAGTTGGTTGTTTGCATATTAAGGCTCCTTACTTCGACACCGTTATAACGTGTACCTCGACTTCTAAGTAGCGTTGTAGTATTACATCGGCGTTATCTACGACAATCCCTGTGTCTTTTTTCCCGTACAAAATTTTTTGTTGCTTTATTTCCTCTACTGTTACGGGCTCAGGTATTTCGAGCCCCAGCTTCTTCGCCAAGTATTTTGTATGCCGCTTCATGTTTTGGTTTAAACATACAATGGTGTATCCGTTTTTATGCGCTAGTTCTATTAACTCGCGGGTTTTCCCGCCGCCCCTTGGTTTATGGATTACCTGCATGACCTAAACCTCCCTTGCTTCGCCTAGTATTTGTGATGTGCATTAGCCCCAATGTCCATTACGTTTCATGATATTGATAATTTCATCAATATAAGGTTCGTCAAGATTTATGACTACATAATTGTTGTAGGGTTTTTTCCCGTCTTTATATCTGCCATCTTCAATTTGTTCAAGCACTTTTCCAAATACATCTTCAAATCTCGATTGCAATTCAGTATTGACATACTTTTCATAGTCCCTTTCATTTAAAATTGTATATCGTCTTTTAAAACCTTCCTTAACAGTTCCCTTGAATGCTGGTTCACCTTTACTCATTTCCATTCTCCTTTCTATTACGCATCATTAACATGGAGTGCAGCACAGGTTAAATGCCTATACTGCACTATTTGTTTGTCATGCGCACTAAGAACAATCAAATACGAATCCAAACCTTCTTCTACAAGCCTAACCTCCCAGTATACTGGCCCCTCAACGACTTGCCGCACCAGGGGCACTCAGGAAAAGTAGCCCGTCTTACCTCCGCCATCTCAACATCAATTGTTTTACCACATTCGCACTGAATCGGGCCTATTTTGCCGAGTCCTCGGCAAGTCCGGCAATCTCGCCAATCGCCGGAGCCCGCTGCATCCGTGTACCGTTCTTGACCACCGCCGCCACACGAAGGGCATATGTCCGGTAAAGACAGCAACAATTCCTTCTTTTGTTTTAACCGCTCGATACGTCCTTTAATGCCGGTTATTTCTTCAAAGGCTTCAGCTATCGCCGCATCAATATCGACAAGAACGTTCATCACAAATATCCCTTCCTCTCCAACTTCTCAATGTGCTCCCGCTCAAATCTTTTCAGGGGATAAGGTTCTCCACGCTCGCTCTCCCAGTCGTAGGCCAAAATGGCCAGCATGGTGTCGCAGGTCTGTCGAACATCGAGAGTCTCCTTGGAGGCTTCTTCTAGGTCCCCCCTGATGAGGGCCGCAGCTACCTCTCCAACTTCTTCCAGGATTTTTTCCACCTGCCCAGCGGCAGTCATACCGAATTTCTTCCAATCTACCTGTGCTCTTTCTGATTGAAAAGATTTAAAGCCGCAGGCTATGCAGGAAACAAAGTCATACATATTTGAACTGATTACTCCGCACCTAGGGCAAGCGTAATCTTTTGTTTCGGGAATACCCACACTACCCCTCCTCTTCGCCTTCAAGTTCGATGGTGCTGAGTCGGATATGCATAGTGTTATTTAATATATATCCGTTCCGTGCCACTAACCTTGTGGTGATGACGTAATTTCTGTGCCCGGCATTAAGTAATACTTCGCAGGTGTCGCCCACTGACCCGTCTACGGGCAGTATATTGGCATCTATTGTGAGTATATCACTTCCGTGAGAGCGGATAGTGTTAATGCCGGCATTGCGCAACAACTTTACCTCTGTCCTAATCTGGGGGTCTATTTTATCATACCAGTCTCTCATAACCTAAACCTCCTCTTCGTATTCAACCCATATAGTTTCCACGTTACCAATTTTGTAGAATACTGGAAAGTAGCCGTACAGGTCGAACCAGGACCGTAAAAGCGTGTTCAGCGATTCCTGTAGTTCGGTCAAGTGTTCTGGCTTAACATCCTCCAGATAGCATTCGGCTACCTCCCCGGCTTCATAATAAGCATTTTGCGCTATTTGCTCTAATATTCCCTCGGCGTCAAGCCAAACAACGCCGTCCAAGTCTTCCTTGGTACCAATACGGAACTGTTCTTCTTTCCATGCTTCGGCTTCTCTCATTCCAAACTGGATGGCTTCCTCTCTGGAGTTGAACTCCTCAGAGCAAGTATCCCAGACATCGGAACTGGAGAAGTGGCACAACCATATTCTTTTGTCGCCCACAGTAAACCCTCCCTCTACTTGTATCTCAGTCTATCCTTCAGCTCGTCTATCAAATTTGATACTTCCTCACGCGTCATTTCTTGCCAGTTATAATTATCTTCTATGTTCAGTTCTTCTGCTAAGCTATGAGCATAATTTAGTTGGTTAACGGTTGGCTTTTCCCAGTCCCGCATAACGTTACCTCCTTTCTAAAGCTGGGCCACCAAGTCGTGCAAGCGAGTGTATATTGATACGATTGTCCGATAGTTTTTGTCAGCGATTTCGAGGATTCCAGGAGCACTGGTAGGTAAAAGGTTTTGCGGTTCCGCGTTCGTTCCATGCAACTTGTCGCTCAGTACCTCAACCAGGTTTTCTAAGTCAATAAGTATTTGCCCTGCATCGACCAGGGTATCGGTTAACCTTTGTCTCGCTTCCACTGCCGTTTCTTTTTCCGACAAATAATTATTTGGGTTCATAAATTCCTCTCTCCTTTCTTTTTTGTTACGCCCTGAGGGCATATTTTTTTACGGTTTCCCAGAGCACATCTACCAACTCATTGTCGTCCTCTCTGTAGCTTATGTCCTCCAGCACTTCGCCCCAACTAGCCTGGTACTCCTTGTCAAGCAACAGCTCAATACACTGGCCTATGGAAAGTAGGGGCAAGACCTCGCTTTTCAGGCACCAGCCGCCAACATCAACACATAGCCTCATCGGAAATGAACCACAAGCAGGATTAATTCCGCTGATTCTTACTACTTGCCCGAAGGTGTTTAGTTCTTCGTTTGTAACATAAACCAGCTCCCATTCCTCCGGCCTCCACCACCGCCTCAGCCATTCTTGTTGCTCAGGAGACAGCTCTTGTAGTTGCTCCAGGGCAATATGTTGTTTCATTCCTCAGCCTCCCTATGACTTCGCTCCCTGACCGGCAGGTCGCGTATCTGGATGGCCAACTTCCTGCGGGTTTTCAGTCTTTCGGCATAGTCCCATTCCATAAATAGCCCTTTCCCGTCGTCTGGATTGTCGTTGCAACAATTCTCACCCGGCCAGTCAAGAACACAATCGGAGCAAGCTTCATATAAGCAATTACCCGGCGTAAACTGATTGGTTGCGTAACAAGCAAAACAATGAGAATCGATAACTTCTTCTCTTGTTGCCAGTTCGGGGTACTCCTTAGCAATCTGCTCCCACCCTGGCCAATCTTCTTTATTTTTCTTTGGGTTCTTAGCTAGCCAACCCCAAAGTTCTCGGTGGAGCTTAATTGACTCCTCAATCGTTAATTTCTTCACGCTTCCTCTTCCTCTCCATCTTTGTCTCCAACTAATACCTCCACTTGTTCTTCGCAGCCCTCAAACAAGGCCAGCTGCGTCCAGATGCAGCTGGTGGTCGGGCTAGGGTAAGGTTGCAGCTTCATTTCTTCTTATTCGCCTCCTGCTCCTCCACCCCTATGCCCAGCCACGGCAAGGGCGCCATGTAGCAAATCCCATGGCTCACAAATACATTCTTTCGGGGGCGCAAATCCGTCGCAATGTGGGCAGGGCGGCCTTCCCTGTAGTAATTTTTCAGCCGCCTCCGCAACCGCTCGGAGCTTGGCGTTTTCCTCCCGCAATTTATACTTTTCGGTATTGGCGGCGATTGTCTCCTTGCGACATTTAACAGCCTCGTATGCCCAATCAGCAACCTTTTCCCCTCCTAACGCCTCTCTGAGCGCAGAAACTTCTGTCTCCAACTCAATCACCCTCTGGGCAAGCTGGGGGAGTGCGGTACGGGCAAGGGTGATAAAATCGGCGTTTCCCCCTCTTTTTTCATAGTCGTAGCAACCATTGCCTGGTATCATGCATATACGGGGCTCAATAAAGCAATCATCCATATCTTTTACTTCCCACGGCCCCGGTGTAGCCTTCTCGCATACCGCCAATATCTCGTTAATCTGTTTCTCTATGTTCATACTCCTTCCTCCATCCCCAGGCTTACTTTTGTGCCAGTTTGCTCCTCCATGCAGCACAGCAACAGAAATAGATAATTCCTTGCGTCCACTATCTTCTGAATTATCCCCTCGGTGTAGGTCCCGTCCTCCTGCAGCACCGCCCAAGAGAAGTTATATCTGCCGCCCTCTTGTATTGCCTTTTGGACAGATATTAAGTGCTTCGTTAGGTATGCCCAGGCCACTTCTGAGGAAGTGCATCCCATCATTCTCGCACCCTCTTTAAAATTGTAAAGTCTATCGTCCCCGCTTGCGTATTCTCCGGCCTTGATGCCCATTAACTTACTTTCCTTGCTATGCACTTGCTCCCAGAGTTCATAAAATCGTTCACTTTTCATGCTGCTCCCCCTTTAAAACAGCCGGTCCACAATCTCTATGATGTAGGCCGCGGTAATCTCAAAATTCTCGTCCTTATCCTTGCGCTCTTTCAAGTAGTTAATAATTTGCTGGAAGTAGGCCAGGTCTACTCCCGTCAACTGGTCCTCTAACACTTCGGGGACTGTCAGATTTAAGTCCCCAATCTGCATGCACATCTTTAAATACTGCCCGGCATTGATAACCCAGCCCCGCTGGATGAACTTCCGGGTACGGATAACGCTGGCGATAGGATACTTGCTGCCCTTGTATACGAGCTCTCTGGCCAAGATTGCCTGGAGTGCCTCGTTGGGAAGAACCAGCTCTCCGTCCTTAGATGTCCAGTAGCAGGTGCAATGAACGAAGTCATAATTACTATGGATTTCTTCGGGGGTACCGTAAAATCGGATTATCAGTTGGATTTTATCGGATAGGGTAATGGCATTAGATGTAAGGAAAATTGGTCTATACCGGGGTTTCTCTTCTGCGCTTGCCTCGGCGTCCTTGTTGAGAATGGCCATGGCCCCATCGACATAGTTCTCGGCGTTGCTTGGGTTTGGGTTCATTTCAAAATACTCATAGCCATCGGGGTTATCCTCACCAGCAATGCCCTGGCTCTGAATCCATACCCGGATGCGACCGCTTTCCTCCACGACAACCTTCACATCCTGCTCAGGGTTGAGTTCTTTGAATTTACTTACATAGTAATTGGTTACCGCTAGGGCAGTTTCCCTATCCGTGAAGTAATAGTCAAAGTCGTTGATTTTCTCCCCCAGGAGCATAGAGACTATGCTGCCCCCGGTAACAATGGAGTTCTCGTCAACTAACTTCCTGACATTCTCATCCTCGATTGAGGCCACGAAGTCGTTGTGTTTTTTCTGCAATATTGACTTGATTGTTTTTGCTCTCAAGTTCTTCTTTCCTCCTCCTTTTAGGCATAGCCGGGGTTTCCCCCGGCTATGCAACTCATTAGTCCAGTGGGTCTATGCCCAGCATTGTCCTGGCTTCTCTGACGCCGATGATTTCTAGCCTGAACATTTCCAGGATTTCCGAGCGCGCGTGTCGCTCTTTCCAGTATTCGTCATCTGATTTGGTAACGACTGGTTTGCTTATCGACACCAGCCTGCGCCCATAAGTTACCCCGGTATCCAGGTCAACATCAACCTCTATCTCTACCCCTGGCACAAAGGTCACTGCCTCTGCTACCGCGTAGCTCCCGTCCGGGCTCCTCTGCTGGGTAGTTACCTGTACCAAGCAGCCAACCTCCGGAATCTCCATGGCCTTAGCCGACTTCATCCAGCCCTCCGCCTGGGACGACGCCTTACTTAACAACTGGAACATATCACCATTTCCAAAAACCTGAATATCTGGCACATTTTTATGCGCTCCGTTTACATCTGTGTTGCCTAGAGTCTTTTCCATTGAAGTTCCTCCTTTATTTGCTCCCTTACTCCTCCACTAGCTCGTAAGTCTGTTCGAAGATGTCAGACTTGCAGGGATACAGTTCTCCCTGGACTCCTCTTATGACGTAGTCGCCTACACTCGCGTGTATAGTGCCCTCTAGTGTATTCACGTCGAAGCCACCAGATACGAGTTCACGTACGTTCCCAGAGTATAATGCTTTTTCAAACCATTCCGGCATCTTGCCGTTATATGGGCAATAAGCCTCAATGACAACCGGTTTCTTACGATATTTCTTTGCCAATTTATTTCCTCCCCTTACAATTACCAATAGCCCAGCTTGCGCTGGGCTACGATATTTTTAGAATACTTCTTCATTGTCTGTTCCCTCGTCCATAAAGTCTTCTTCTTCGGGGATGTTCTGCTCAGTAGAAAAACCCTTAATCATGGGTTTAATGCTCTCCGCATAGACCCTTGCAGCCTCCTTCTTCTCGCCCTCTAAAAGGGCTACCATGCCGAAGGTGCACTTAGAGTATTCGATTCCACCCTTGCTCTTGTCTTTTGTGAGGCCAATCTTGGCGATAAATTCATAGCTCCTGCGCCCCTTCATGACATTACGCTTTATGAAGTCGCTGAAACCCTTGACCGATGTCGGGGGAAGAGCCAGCATCAAGGGAAACAGTTCTCCGTCTTGCAGGACAAACAGTTTACGCCGATTTTGACAAGCCTTGCCGTTTCCGTCTTCGCCGCTGCCCCATTCGTTAAACGGGCAGGCAAGGCAGTCTCCGCCGGGGCTCCCGATGCCAACTCTACCGTCCATTGCTACGCAGTCAGGTGGCTCGTTGCCGCCGGTGTACTCAGAAGCATAATATACGTTCTCCGGGCCATGGCCCACGATGATGCCTACAAGTTCCTTCTGCACATCACTGTCCCCATCTTCCGTGGGAATCTCGAAGGCTAGCCCTCCGCCGCTCGGGACCTTTACCCGGTCAAAGCTAAGGTTCAGCCCGTCCATCTCTTCTTCGATTATGTCCTTCAAGTTACTGGAAACCTCTGGGACCTGAAATTCCTCAACTAGGGCCAATTCCGTGCTTTCAGTTTTTTTCTTTTTTGTTGCCATACCATTACTCCTCTCTAATAAAATAACTCCTTGACAATGAGTTCTGTGAGCCACTCACTGAATGATTTGCCTTCCTCCTTGGCGGCTTCATTGGCTGTTGCCACCAGTTTGGCGTTCAGGGACAAGTCTGGCGCCCGGTAGTTGTTATTCAAAAACTCTTCCTCGGTTTCGTCCAGGGACTCTCTAACTGCGGTGACGAAGACACCAAAGTCGTCCTTGCTCATTTTGCCGAGCCCTACAAATTGGTTCCTCATTTCCTTCAACGCTTCCTCTGACGCGGCCTTGATGATTCCTATTAATTCCTTTTTTGTCATTATTGAAACCTCCCCTTATTTGGACCTTATTCCGATGCTTGTTTCCTCGTAGATTTTTAACCTTGCTTCGACCTCTTCGGGCATATCTTCTTCCTCTTGCCGTTCCTTGACCCAGGAAGATAGTGATTTGGCATTAATCTGCTCCTTGACCATTCCGGAATACTCCTCGTGTTCTTTAAACCACCTGATAATTACATCTTTAAACTCATCAGGGATACTGGCAAAGAGCTTGGTCTTGATGTAAAAAGTTCTGTCGTTCTTCCGGAAATTTTGGACCTCCTCGTTGAGCATAAGCTCTACCATTCTGGCCTCGGTGTCCTTGATTTGCTCGTTGTTTTTTTCAGTATCTCTTTTCAGGACATCTTTGCGCTCCTTGAGCCCAACCAGTTTCTCCGACAACTTAAACAAGTCTTCCATCCATCTACGCTACTCCTTCCTCAAACAACAACTTCCAGCTATCCACTACCAGCCTGGCGACATCCTGCTTCTTGCCCAGAGCCTGAAAAATTTTAGCATCTACGGTCCCTCTAGTAATCAAGTAAATGTAAGTAACTGTATTCTTTTGTCCTATCCGGTGCAAGCGCGCTCGCGCTTGGTCGAGATTGGCAAAACTGTAATCCAGGCTATAAAAGATTGCTACACTTGCAGCATGCAGGGTAATCCCTAGGCCAGCAGTCTGTATCTGGGCTATAAACACCTTGCACTCGGGTTCCTCCTGGAACTCTCTTACAACCTCCCCCCTTTCGCTTAATGGCACTGAGCCATCTATAAACTGGTAGCGCGTTTTCCTGGATTCAAGCAGCCCCTTAATCGCTTCTATTTCTGCCAGGAACCTGGCAAAGATAACTACCTTTTGGTCGCCCAGGTCATTTAAAACCTCCTCTAAGAGTTTTAATTTGGCATCGCTAACCTTGATGGGCTTCTCACCGGCCTCGGAATAGAACCCACCTGCGAGCTGGCTTAGTCTCAGGAGCTTCGCCAGGACGTTTTGGGTTACTATCTTTTTATCCTTGGAGATTTCAGCAACGCTGTTCTTCAAGAGCTGCTGATATATGCTCTTTGCTCGCCCTTCCAACAAGCAGTACCTTATCTGCTCCACCTGCTCCGGCAGGTCCAGGGCCTCTTCCTTGGTAACTCTAAAGCCTATGGAGTGCACTTTTTGAGTGAGCTCGGGCAGGTTCTTGTAGCCCAGTATCTGCCGATTTTCAAAACCGCCCATAATGGCGTATCTGGATTTCAGGGCAACATAGCTGCTGCCGAGTATCCTGGGGTCTGCGAACTTGAGCTGAGAGTAAAAGTCCAGTGGTCCCTGGGTAACTGGGGTACCGGTGAGAATCAGCCGGTAGGGTACCGTCTTGCCGAGCTTGTGGGCAAACTTGCTTTGTTTCGCCCCCGGAGACTTGATTCTCTGGGATTCATCCAGCACAACCAAGTCGGGTTTCCACTTTAGAATGGCCTTGTCTATTCTCCAGGTGGATTCATAGTTTATTACGGCTACCTGGAGATAGCGGGAACTGGGCATCCAGTTTTCAAGAAGGGCAGCCTTCTTTGAACCTGGCCCCTCTAGCGGTATAACGTAATGAGGAAAAGCCGCGAAGGACTCAAACTCACTCGGCCATACCGGAACAACCGATGCCGGGGCAACTACTAGCATCTTTTTTATAACTCCGTCCAGGAACATCCGCCCGGCCAGGGCAACAGTGGTGAGAGTTTTTCCAGTTCCTTGCTCCATGTAAAGCCCAGCTCCGGCGTTTTTGGGGGTGCCCCAAAGTCCAAATATGGAGCCAACCACGTTGTATCCAGCAATCTGGTGCTGAAAAGGCTTGACTTTTATCGGCATTTCTTTTACTGCCTTCTGTTCCTGCCACGGAATATTTTTCTGCCGTAGGACCTCGGCTTCTTCGGCCTTGCGCTTTTCTAAGAATTCCTTGACCCCTGCTCCGAGCACGATATTCGGAGCTATGGCCATAATTTTGCGTAAACTCTCGTAGCTTGGAGGAAGCTCCCAGATTCTTCTCTTGCTATTCCAAGACCTGCCGGGGATTTCTTTTATTTCGTCTTTAATCGCCGCGCCATTTACAACGGCTAGGTTGTCGTTGTAGGTTACTAATTTTATTTGTTTCAAGTTGACCCCCTCTCTTTGATGCGTTACAATTGCAAATAGTAGTTGCCATGCTACTTCTCCTTCGCGGGAGAATAAGCTCTCGTAGTGCCGTACGAGAGCTTTCTGTTTTTCGCTTACGTTTTTTTGAACCTATCCTTCATTATGGCTGCGTGTCGTTTCCGGGATGTGTTTCCTTCAGCTAGATTGACTCGCTCTTGCTTGAATGGTCACTCTCGGTAAAAATACCTCGTTCTCATGTAATGATGCTCTCTATGGGCCTGCCTCGCTCATTTACGCTGAACCTGTCCCTTTCCATAGCTCGCTCTGTTTTGATGATGCTCTCTATAGGCTTGACTCGTTCTGTATGAGTGGTTCTGTTACCCCCTATGCCTCGCTCGCTTAATGTTGGTTCTTTCTATATTCGTGACTCGTTCTTGTTGAGTGAACCCATCAATGTACCTGGCTCGTTCTTGTATAATGTTGCTGTCTAAGTGCTTAACTTGTTTTCGTTCCTGACAAACGGTGCTATCTACAGCTTTGCCTCGCTCTAAATAATTGGTTCCTTTTGCCCATATGGCTCGCTTTCCTTTTGTGTTGCTATCTAATTGCATGCCTCGTTCTGCTATGTTGTTGCCGTCTAAAAGTATGCCTCGTTCTGCTGAATTGGCCCTATCCAAGGGGGTGTCTCGCTCGCATTTTGTGTTTCCTTCCTTGTTAACGCCTCGTTCGATAGGATTGGTACCCTCATCATCTATGCTTCGCTCTCACCAAATGGTGCCATCGATATCAATGCCTCGCTCTATAAGAAAGATAAGTCGCTGCTCTAAGCAATTAAGGTCCCATTCCATGTATGTTTAGAAAGATAAGTCGCCAAACTCTCCCTCGGGCCTTGCTTGATTTGCGCCTCTACGAGCCCCGGCACTAGCTCACTATTGGGCGGCCCCCAGTGGTGGATGTGGCTGAGATGTTCTAATACATAGGGCTTCGGAGGTAGCTTTTTATATCTCAAGAAGTACGCAACCTCATGGTAAGAAGCCAGGAATAGCTTCGTAGCGTACCTCTCGGCTCTCTGCTTTATGTGCGCAGGGGGGAGTCTGCCCTCCGAATAATGTTTGTAAGCTTCGGTTTCCTTGCGAAAGTTCTTTGAGGAAAGAATCATAGCAGCCTGCTCGGCGTATTCTCCCGCCTCGTTCCGTTGTTCCTCCAGTTTCTTGCGAGCCTTATAGACCTTCCCGAAAACGTCCTTTGGGTTGTTGTTGACCCGCCAGAAGCTTTGGCCGATGTGCCAGCATAAGGTTTTAAGGCGCGCGTTCCAGGGTCGCTTTTGACCCTTTTCCCACTTCTGGCCTGGCACTAGACCAGCGTAAGACCATATATGACCCACAGTGGGGGCCTTTCCTATGTCAATATGGGCCATGAGCCCAGCGGTGATTACTGGGCCAATGCCAATGATAGATAGGCACCAGCGCCCCAGGTCTTGGTTCTTTGCGTAAACATTCAGGACGCTCTTTATTGATTTTTCTAAAGTGGCAAATTGATTGAAGAAAAAGGCTATGCCTTCGTTGGGTTCGCCAGCCTTAGTTAGGGCTGTAATTTGATTGCCTGTAGCTTTTCTGAAATTTTGAAGTGTATAGTAGGTATCTACGAGGTATCTAGCCTCTGTCGAGGTTAAGTTCTTTGAAGCAATTCGGATGTCTTTGGTGAGCCTCCTTACCGGCTCCAGTATTGCCGCCATCTCGGTTGAAGTAGTTGCCATCTCCATCTTCCTAATTTACCTCCTTCTCTTTTTTTTGTTTTTTCCTTTTTGTATCTAGTTGCTCCTGTTGCATTTGCTCCCGCAGAAGGTGCAACCCTACTGGATGCACTTCGCCCAGGAAAACATATCGCAGGAACGGGTCCCGTGGCACCTTGTACCTGCCCCCTTTCTTTTCGTTTGTCTTTGCAACTGGAAAAACTTTAGTTTTTCGAGCCTCCTTAAGAAGTTTCCTAACAGTAGGGTTGCTGACAGAAAGGATTTCACAGATGTGTTTAACCTCTAGTATGGAGGGGTAATGCTGGGCTATGTCGTTTAAAAAAACAGCCTTGTCTATGTACCCCAGACTGGTGTCCTTTAACAGCTCCGATACCTGTTCTTTACTTAAACTGCTCACGATTCAACCCTCCCTTTACTCTTCGCTCTCATTTTTCGACAAAGAATAAACAAAATAGCGCATTACGTTTATATAGATTGCGCAAAACGCGTATTTACAATTTAATTGACTTGCGTTCTTTTGTCAACTATTCGATTCGTTTTTTACATTGACATAATATTCACAAAGCCGACACATGGGCGATATGATGGGTTTTAGGGATAAGCACAATCACAAAGGCATCTATTATATGCATGAACGTAAAACAATGTTATTTTATTCACAATCCTTGCAAAAGAACACAAAAGAATGTAAAGTGTAATCGCGGGGCCGCATTGCGACTTCATTAATCCAAGCGAGAAGGGAGGGCAAAAGAATGAAACCTTACGACAGAGCAGTTATAGCCGAAAAGCTGACTCAATTAAGGGAAGAGCGGGGGCTAACCAGAAACCAAGTCGCCGATGCTCTTGGTTTGAGCTTATCCGCTATAGCGGGCTACGAACAAGCCCGTAGAACGCCTAAATACGACAACCTAAAAAATCTCGCGAAACTCTACAAAGTACCCTTAGAGAGTATCCTCGGACAAGAGGGGCAGCAAGAAGTTGTAATTGTAAAAGAAAACAAGATAGAGGACGCAATCTTGGAAAGCTTTATTTTAAGAACGCAGGAGCTGTGCAAGGAGGCAGAGTTGTCGTCAAGGGAAAAAAGGGAAGAGCTTGAACTGCTGCTTGATTTTCTGGAGATGCGGATTAAGAAAAAACTTAAAGAAGGGAGATAGGGATATGAGGGGCTCCTTAAAAAGAATTGGAAAAAACAAATGGAGAATGGTGTACGACCTTCCTCCGGTGATAGGGGAAAACGGGAAGCCTCAAAGAAAACAAAAAAAGGAAGTGTTTAACGGAACCAAGACCCAGGCCGAGGCTAAGTTGGCTGAAATTATAGCGCAAATTGAAGCTGGAGTTTATATTGAAGACCCGAAGATGACGGTAGCAGAATACCTGGCCTATTGGTTTGAGCGCCATAAGGATAGGATTAGCTACAGAACCAGGTCATCCTATAAGGAAACTATAGACCTCCATCTGGTGCCAGGACTTGGGCGTTACAAATTAATGGACCTGAAGCCGACTTGCATCGAAGACTACTATCACGCCAAGAAAGAAAGCCTTTCCGGTACTACCGTTTTATACCACCATCGCGTCCTGAGCATGGCGCTAAGGCAAGCTGTCAAATGGGAGATGCTGGTCAGGAACCCGGCTGATGGTGTTACCCCTCCGGAGAAAAGCGAGCATAAGGGAGTACGTTTGTCAACGAGCCAGGTTAAGTATATTCTGGATAATACTCAAGATAACATACTGCACGTTCCTATAGCCTTAGCAGCCCTCCTCGGAGCTAGGCGCGGAGAAATATGCGCCCTGTCCTGGGAAGATATTGATTTCGATGCAAGGACGATAAGTATACGACACTCCCTTAGCAGGGTCGATGGACAACTAAGACTAGGCCCCACCAAGACAAAGAAAACTCGTATTGTGGCAATAGGAGGCAACCTGGTTGCCCTGCTCGAGGGGCACAAAGAAAAGCAAGGCGAGTGGGATAAGACTGCTGGAATATCTAGGAATTTAATTTGTTGCTGGGAAGATGGCAGGCCGCTGGACCCTGGCTATGTCTCTAGGGGGTATAAAAAAATTCTGGAGAGCCTGGGGCTCAACACTGCTTCTCGATTCCACGACCTCAGACATAATTTTGCCAGCCTAACCTTGAAGTCTAAAATTAACCCTAAGATTGTGTCTGAGATGCTGGGGCACGAAACAACATCGTATTTTGATACAACAACCGAAAAGGTATATTCCCATGTAGATATCGAGATGCAAAGAGAGGTCGCGGCGTTCCTGGAAAGCGAATACTTGGAAGCAGAAAACCACGAAACACGGCCAATAAATTAGAAGTCACGAGGGTCACAAAAAGGTCACAAATTATTGTTTTGTTCTTTTATTTTCTTTTTTTTACTGACACGAAAAAAACACCCCCAAAGCCTACAAAATAGGGGACTGGGGGTGTTTTTTTACGCTCTTTTGCTTTCTCTTTTTTACTCTGATTATAACTAAGCGTCAGGGTGTCCCAGGGCTCGAGCCCTGGATAGCTCACCATAAACCAACGGAACGAGGCGGGTTTGCGGCAAGTGCCGTGACCCTCGTTTAAAATTTCTCCCAGAAAAGGTCACGAAAAGGTCACGGACGAATATTTTTGTTCATTTCAAGAACAGCTTTTTCAATCATCATGTCCAGCTCCCGAACATCAACTTTAGGAAACTTTCCTTTTAGGAAACCACTCACTCGTTCCTTCTTAAATTCCCCTCGTTTCGCTTGCGGAGCATACATTTCCCAAGCTGTTACGGCTAAATTTACCCATTTTTCCAGGTTATACTGCTTAACCAGCCCCCAGGCAGCTACGCATACTCCGCCAAGCGCCCCGAGAACTGCATACTGAAAAATCATTGCAGCTATTTCCATATTTATTTTCTCCCTTCGATTAAATTATTAAGATTTAAGGCAACGGCCAGCACGAACCACTTTTCCACCGGCTCATTAGGCGAATGCTGAGCAGGGTCAATTAACCCCAACTCTCCGGCCTTTTTCATTAAGTCCAATTTCCACTGCGGCACATTACCCTGCCCGATTTGTTTCCTTGTTAGCTCCAAGAAGCCCTCCCAACCGTTGGGTCTGGCCCTGAGTATTTGGGGGCAATTCTTCTTTGTCCAATCATAATGCTGTTTCATTGCTTCCGGAAATGGTTTCAGTGAAGGGACGGTCTTTAACAGATGAGCAATGAGCCGGGCGGCATTTTCCTCCGCCTTGGCCCTGTCTTGCCCCTCGTGCATACAGATTTCAATGCCTATGCTTTTCCGATTGCCAGTGCCGTTGTACCCATCTCCCGCATGCCAACCGCTTTCATTTAACTCTAAATGTTGAAATATCTCTTTGTCGTCGACAGTGAAATGCCAGCTACTCCTGGTGCTCCGGCGCTTTAGGTAGTCAGCGTGGTTCCTGGCTCCTGCGCTGAGGTTGCCCGTATCATGGACCGTAAGGTACAACGGGGTCATCGCCAGGCCAGGTCTGTTGTCGTTTGCGGCTGGAATAATATCCCTAATTATTTCCATTTGTCCTCCTCTCCTCCTCTCCGGGGACTACGCCCCTACTTTGTCCTTCAGGTCTTCGATGTCACTCTTAATTTCACCGACATCTACAGTCAGTTTTTCCAAGCAAGTCATTAGTCGCTCTTCGCGTTTTTCGTTGTAGCGCAGAACATAAAAAAGTAGTGCTACGAAAAGCACTGCAAAAAAGCCCTGGCTAGCCGCCATTTTGATGACTTCAGCCTCCATCTACACCCCTCCCATATAATTAAAGAACAAAGGCCGCCTTTACTTGACGACCTTTGTTTCTTTATCCATTTTACTTAAGCGCTGCTTAAGAGCCTCTTTGTTCGCATCCTCCACATGCTTCTCAAAGGCTTTGTCGAGCACCTTGAGTTTTTCTTTGAGCTCGCCACTCATGCCATAGCTTTTCTCAGCTTCCTCCAGGAGTGCATCGGGCGTAGCGCCGGCATCCCACAGCTTGATAAACACCAGTGCCTCCCTAGCCATGCGCCACCGGTCATGCTCCGCAATATCTGTCCAGTATGCTTTTTCAGCAGCGTCCAGGTGCGTAGTATCTCTAAAAGTGCGTACCATTCTATTTTCGTCCCCGATTGTCTGGTCGATATCTACTGTAATCTTCAGGATATGATATAAGTCCCAGTCTTTCTGGGGCATCGCCCGAATTGCCGCCTCTAGTTGTCCGTTTTCAGCGAGTGTATCGCATACTGCCTTTTGCTTTTTCAAGCGGCCCCATTTCCGGTAAACCTCGTTTACAGATTTTCCGTAGTCGGTAGTCTGCAAGAAGACTCTAAGCATAGGGAGCTTGTCTATGTTGACATGGATTCCGGTATGCCGCGAAACCCAGTTTTCTTTAGAGGGAGCCTGCCCCTTGGTCCTCTCTCGGTAGGTCTTTACCTCGGTGTTGGGAGTCATCGCGTCTAGCGTCCAGGTGAGGCCATTCCAGGCCATATCTATCAGGTCCAGAGTCATTGTGCCCAGTCCCCCGAAAGTAGTATCAATGAGGCTCTGCACTGCCACCGGAGAGGCGATACGCCTGTCTCCCAGTCCCATTGCCCCCATAGCTCGACCCCACGCAATACACAGGTGCGGGGTTAGGGAAGTATACTGGTCCATGGCTCGGTACTTACTCAGCGATGCTGGGACCGAATCCATCCCGTAAAACTGCTTGTATCCTGTCTGCCACTCCGCAAAGATGTTCAGGGCCTGTGGAAACATAGTGTTGGGAAGGACAGTATGTTGCAAGTTATCAACAGCCCAGTTTTTTACTGCATCGGCAACAGCCATCGAGTCTTTTGTTGTGGCATAGTCGAAAAATGACTCTATGGTGTTTGCGAAAAGCATGCTGGCATCAAAAGGCTTCGGTATCCTAATTATCATGTCTTTTCCAGGGACAGGGATAAGCCAGTAATTCACCCTAATGTAACTATGAGCCTCCTCTATCCTTCTTCTTTGGTCGTCGCTGGCAAAGAATCGCGCCGCTATGCTAAACATAGTGAAGGGCAGGTGGGCCCATAGAGCCCTCTCGAAGAAAGCCTTTGGGTTCTGCTTGAATTTTCTAAAGAGCTTATACTTGCCCTGTATGCCGGCGTTAAAAAACGGAACTATGGAGTTTATTGGCCTGAGCGTCTTGCCCGCCATGCCGAAGTCCATCTGGTCCATGGCTCTGAAGGCGGCCTCCTTCCTGCTTGTTCCAGTCTCCCTGGCCTTTACATACTCCGTAAACCGGGAGATGTTCTCAGCCGTATGGGATACGTTTTGCAGACCTCTGATTGGGTTAAAGTCCCCGAGTGCCTTTCTGCCGGTAACCTCTTTATAGAAATTGTTGTGCCGAGTTATTATGTCATTCAGGATGTTACCCATGCCGCCCCCGTCTTCGAGGAACTCTTGCCAAAGCTGCTGGAGCCTGGCGTTATCTCGCCCCCCCAGCATGAAGACGGCGCTCTCAGCAATGTCCTGAGCGGCAACACCAGAATCTGAGGTTATATAACCGTGGAAAGCATCCCTGATGGGGTTCTTTACTATGAACTCAGGCGAAGTAGTCGCCCCTGTTCTTAATACATCGCCACATGCCCTGAAGAACTTCCACACATTGTTCTCTTCATAGGCTTGCTTCCGCATGGTCTGTATGGCCGCGATAATCTCCGGGTGCGCCTCGTACAGGATAATTTCACCCTTTTCTTTGGCCACAACATAGTTGGCCACGTCCTTGCTCTTAGAGCAGATTACCGTCCCCACTCCAAGCATCTCGAGGTCTTCCTGAGTGAGGTTGTCCGCCGGTACCTCCGTTCCGTCATCCTTAATAGCATAAAACTCGCGCAACACCGGTATGTTCCGGTGTCTCTTAACCAACTTATCCTTGAGCCCGCTGGCCTCCAACCCGTCAATAACATGGTCAAGGTTTCTGAGGACCGCGTTCATTTCTGTCGCCCTTCTCGCCCGCGAATACGCCTCTAAAGAAGAGGTAAGGATATCTTGGACGGGGCGGGTGCTCCCTTTGCGGTTCATCAGGGGCTCTATCGTGCCCTCAAGAGAAGAGGGGAGTCCTGCTGGTTTCGTAGGGTCAAAATCAATGACCCGGTTATCCCTTAAATGCCTAAACATAGGCACATAATTGGGATATGCCTGGGTGAGGGTGTCGTAAGTTTTCTGGGTTATTACTTCACCTTCGAGCATGTCATTGAGCAGCCTGCGATGGAAGGCCACCAGCTCCTTTTGAGCCTTTCTGGCCTTTTCCTGTTGAGCCCGAGGGAGCTTTGCGAGCTGCGCCCTAGCCTCGTCCAGCACTTCCTGTATCTGCTCATCAGTAAACCCGGAAGCATCCTCGGTTTTGCTTTCCGCTTGCTCTCTGAAAAACTTGTTGACATCTAGGGCGTGGGAGGCAGTCGCTAATTTTCCAACAATTACCTCCATCTCATCGCTGTATGCGCCCTCTTCATCAGTCAACAACTTGCTGATGCCCTGGAAGTCCCTGATAAGACCGTAGAATGTCCTGGTTTCGATACCGCCATACATCCGGGCTAGCTTGTAGATGCTCTTGTCTGCCTCGTTGAGCTCTCCGCATGCTAGTTCTTCTATCAGCCGTAGCGCAACCTTGTCGTCTATCCCGTTGCGCATAAACTTGTAGTAGGCCATCATTGCAAAGTATTTTTGCTTCTGCTCTGCGGTCAGGGGCTTGCCCTCAGCATCCTCGCGGTACTGTATATCTCCCAACAGGAAAGTATTCATCAAATTGTCCTTGATGAGAAATTTCTCTAAAGGGGCGACTTTGATGTTGTCTACCGACCTCATTATCTCCATGCCCGCCGCCTCTGGGTGCCCACGGTCTATAGAGAACCCTGCGCCTTTCCTGTCCTCTATGAGTTCACTTGCCGGAACAAGCGCGAGCTCCCTCTTATCGGGGTCGTTCCTTCTGGTACGATATATCCTCTTGATGTAATCCCAGATGTTCTCCTGCTTGCGCTTGCCCCTAGAGGGGAGCTGTGACCTGGAAGACTTGGCCTCGGAAACCATGGAATCTACGAAGAAATCCATGGCGTTCTTTTTGACTGACTCCAAGACCTCGATGCCATCTGCAGCAATCTGCTGAGTCTCCTCGAGCTCAGCGGCCCTGGCCTCGTTACCGCTTTCCTTAGCTTCCTGTATTTCCCCCTGGTAATACTCCTTCTGGGCCTGGTGCAAGTCCTTCAGGCTCCGGGTCTTTTCGGCTTTTTCCATGGCCGCCTTCTGTCGAGCCCGCCAGTCCTGTTGGAAATTAATGTCTGGGTTTTCAGAGTCGAATGTGCCCTTGTTGTAGATAGACTTTATTTGGTTGGGCTCACGCACCATGTACTCTTTATGTTTGCCAAAATCCGCAATGACCCCATCGTGGCCGTGTTCAGTCAGGTACTGGTCATAAGCTTGCTGAACCTCATTTGCCTTTAAGCCCTTAGTAAATTCCGCGTCCCAATCAGACGTTACTTCTAAAGGATTGCCCATTTTAAGGTAGACGGGGTACACCCCCATCACATGACCTTCTTTGGGAGCGCCCTCGCCCAGCACATTCAGGAATTGGTCGAGTTGCCCGGCCTTTAGCCCGGCATAGCTGGAAGCGTGGTTCTTGCTTGAGTCAAAATAGAACCCAGTTCCGTGCCACATGGTACCCTGAATCTTGGGCTTTTCAAAAGAACCGAAGCCAGGGTCCTTGCTGCCATGGTAAACCACCAGCGGCTTGCCCTTCTCATCCACTACTTTGCTGTTCCCGAACCACTTTTTGAACTCTGGTGTGTTTGTTGCGGCCTTCGAGCCAACCTTCGCCGCTTTGCCCCAGCCCTCTCGGTGCCTAGCTACCGTCTCCTTCTCACTCTGCACGGTCTTTAAATAGCCTACGTATTCAGGGGCAAGTTCGCTCCGCAGCCGCTCTAAGTTTTCGATAAACGGCAGCACCGAATCATCCTTGCTCAGCGCCAGCTTAATTTTAGATATTACCTCGTCAAGAACGTCCAGCAGGGGCTTAATAACCTCCGGAGCCTGCTCTCGAAGCTTGCTAATGAAAGACTTGTCGTGCAACATCTCTGCCACCAGGTCGCTTACGAATTCTTCCGGCATCTCATCGGTAGTGTAATCTCTATCGGTGTACCGCTTGATTAACTCAGAGTGCTCCTCTTTGAGGTTATCTATGGCAACTTTTTCAATCCTGGCGTAGTGCTTGGGATGAGTCTCCTTCATGCGGTGCCCGGTCTCGTGCAGGGCTACATAGGTAACAGGGTCCTCAGTATCTTTGTTAATAAATATCTTCCCGTTACTCCGCTCGAAGAACCCCAATGCTCTGCTCATAAACGAAGGCATCTTAACCGGGATAATGCTAGTGCCGGATAAAGCAACAGCCGCCTTATCGGCCAACTCCATCTCGGGGGTCCAGCCATCGGCGGCATAAGTTATCCTATCTTTATCTCTACGGGTCACGCCCAGCGTTTGGTTAGCCTCGCTAACTGCTTTCCGCGCAGTGGAATCGGCGTACTTGAATCTCTGCCGCGCGCGCCAGTCCTGTTGGAACTCGGGGATTGCACCGGGTTCGGCAGGAGTTTTGTCACTTAGTTTTCTCCGTTCTAAGGCAGACAGGGCTCCGCCCTCGGCGGCATCGGTGGCCAGGGCCTCGTAGGTCTTAGTTGCATCGGCTTGCCCTATGGCTCCGAGCATCTTCAGCTTTCTGTAGGTTATTTCAAAGCCCCAGTCATCAATGGGGTGGTCAGCTTTGAGAAACATTACATCAACATCGCTTTTAGTTGTCAGTCGCCAGACCCGGCCCAGCGCCTGCATCGTTTCTATCGCGCTGAACGGCGGCGTCATAAATATTACGGTTCTGGGCCTGTCGCCGTGCTGGTCGTCCAGGGATACCGAGGTACCGCCCTTTTGGATAGTGGCCAGCGCCACAGGGGCTACTCCGCTTTGATAGTTCTCTATTTCACCTTCGACCTTACCTCCGCCGAAGATTTTTGCCACCTGGTTATAATAAGGCCCTTTGCCTTGCTTTTCGCGGAAGTAGGCGTCAAATTTCCCCGCAAGCTCGGTCAATGTACCCGGTCCATCGGGGATGCCGCCACTGGCCTGGCGCTTGGCAAGTTCCTCCTGCAGCATCTCCTCTACGAACGCTTCTTTTTGCCTCTTTGTGCCGAAGTGTCGCCCCCTTCTCCTTGCTTCTTCGCTGGCCTTTTTTACAAACCCCCAGTCACTCATTAACTGCTCTCTGACACCCTTAATCATACTGGTAGGATTTACTTGCCCGGCGAATATTAAGACCTGCCGCCCCTTCTCCATCTCCTCCAGGGCGAGGTTGTACGCCTCCTGGATTTTTTGAGTTTCCAGATACCTCCTCTGTGCCATCAAGACCTTTGCCTTAGTGTAAGGATTTATCCCCTTGGATTCGACGATGTTCGCCACCTGGTCCATGGAGCTTCTTAGCGACTCATCTATATCGTACTTCCTTACGCCGATGTTTACGCCCTCAAGAGAGAGCTCCCTTTTTAGGAGCAGTCCCGCATCGGCTAATTCGTTGTAAAAAAGCTCTAGTTGCCCAGCGGTGTACTCCAAGTTGGCTGACCGCCAATATCCGCCTTCCTTGTTATCTACGAAAACATATCCCATTCTTTGCAGGAAACTCGCCTTCGGGTCCGCCAACCCCACATCGTAGTGGTCCAGGAAACCCAGCTTCTCTAAATACATCAACTGCTCGGTGTCTTCGGCGATGGTGGCAGTAGCGAACATGGCCTTGTTGGCTAACAAACTCAAGTCCCGGCCAATGTCGGCTTTCTTAGAGTCCTTGTCGGCCTTTTTCATGTTGTGGGATTCATCAAAAACAATCAGGTCTGGGGCCATCCCTAACTTGTCCAGGATTGATTCGTCTCCGACTGAGAAGTAGTTATAGACAACTGCGTTTATTGCGCCCTTCTTCATCTTGCTTCGCTTAGCGGAATTCTTCTTGGCGGCCATAAAGTGCAATTTACCCGTGGGTATGCCTAACAGTTTGGCGTCCCTAACGAATGCCTCTCGGAAAGATTTCTCATCATGGAGGACTATTAGGACGCTTTCTCCGTTCCTGGAATAGTGTTCGGCGACAGCCAGCATCTGGGCGGTTTTGCCCGCGCCGGTTCCGTCTGCAAGAATAAAGGCCCCGTGGTTATCCAGGGCCTCAACTGCTAAACTGACTCCATCTTTCTGGTGTTCCTCTAGCACATTCCAAGTATTTTCATCGCACTTAATTTCTGTTCTCTTTTTTGTTTTAATTCCCTTTGTAATTCGTAGTTTTCTGGGGTTTTCTGCAGTTCCTGTCGCATAGATTGTTCTTCCATGTCTAACAACATCAGTTCTTCGATAGGTTCCAGTAAGGGAGCCCTTCTCATTTTCTCCTCCAAGCTCAATGGTTGCTCTTTGGGCTTTTTCGACATACTCTTCCCCTCCAAATTTATCCATTATGGCTGACAGTGGAGAATCGGCAGGGTCGGAGCTGACCCATTCGTAGCGCTTAGTAGCATCATTGTACCGAGCCCCCATGTTAAATAACTCGCGGCCATAAGTGGCGATGTTGCCGCTGATACTCCAGAAATACTTAATCTCGTCTTTCCCGCTATCATAATTGCGGCGAGTGTCAATGCCCATCTCCAGCTCAAGACCCAATCTCCTTAGAACCCTGATTGGGACTGAATCCTCAATAGATGCGGGAGCCATGGTTTCATTGTAGCCTGCGAAGACTTTTTCTAATTGAGCTAATTTTTTTGACGAAAGCGCTTCTCCCTTATCAACCCTTGCCTTGATTATATCAAACATCTTCTTGGCTTTTTCAAGTTGTTTTGCATTAAAGGCCCGCTTCTCTTTGTTGGGTTTCAATAACTCTTCTGTTTTTGCTAATCTCTTTAAGCTTTCTTTTCGAACCCTTTTCTCCTCGGCCTCTCTTTGTGCTCTTTGCTGGTTAGCCTTATCCAGTCTTTCGCTTTGCTCTGCGGCCAGCCTTCCAATAAACTCCCGTATGGCATGCGGATTGTCCTTGATTTTCTCAAGCTCCGGGAGCGCCGCCGGGTTGTTTTTTTCTAAAACAGCTCTTGCTCGCTGGTAATAGGGAATTTCTCTGCGCGCGCTCTGGAAATCAAAGTCATCGTCCCCGAGGAGGGATTCGTAAGAGCTGAGCTCTTCCTCTATCCTGCGAGCCTCCGAGTCCAAGGATTGCCTAGAGCGAACATTGCCCTCACCAACAATGTCGGAAAACTCATCCAGCAAGTCACTGAGGTCTTCGTCATCCGAGAAGTCATCGGTTATGTCGTCAATGTCAACCTTGCCTTTTTTACCAGACCCTTCGTCAGTCGGCTCAGTTTCACCGGGCATCTCTACTACGGGGGGGTCCGGAATGTCTTGCGGGAGAACTTCCTTAGTTGACTCAGCCAGGATTTCTTCCGGCGGGAGTGCCTTGACCTTTTTCTGCATCTTCTTAATGCTGGACTTTAGGAGTCTTATCGCTTCTTTTTGCTCCTTGTTGTATGTGTCCAGTGTATATTTTTCCGTAAATCCCTTCCCCTCGGCGGCATCAGCCTTTATTGTTGGTACCTCTTTCGCGTATTCCAGCGCCGCTTCCAGATAAGCCAGGTTAATCTGCATAGAGACCGAGTCTTCTTCTTCGGCCATTTCTTCCATCCAATCTATCACGTCATACCAATAATACTTCCCGTACTCGTCGAATTCAAAAACTTCGCCAAGCTCATTGTCTATTTCCTCCTGAGTGGGAAGAGCGAGCTTTGTCGGAGTCTCGGGGACCGGTGTCTCGGTTACCGGAGTTTCGTCTTTTCGGGATTCCTCCAGTCTTTGCAGGAGCTCGTCTCTTATCTGGGCTGCTTTATCATAGCTTTCTTTGCCGCTATCAACCACGGGGACCTTGTCAAGGTTGTGAACGGGGTAATTCCATATTTTCTGCGCCACTTCCGCCGGGTTATCCCCGTTGTGCACCCAGAAAATAATGTAAGGCTGCCCCCACTCTTTCTTCCAACCGGGTGGCGTAAATTCTTCGTCAAACCTCACCTTGACCACCGGAATAAAGCCATGCTGCTCATAAATATCAGACAAGTTCCCATCGTAATTATCCAGCTTTTTGCCGCCTTCGCTGAGTGCGTTTAACAGCAACTGCGTAGAGCCCCTGCGTACCCCAGACTCCTGTTTATTATTAAATAGACTCACGATGTCTCCATCGGGGGTTACTGCTACTCCCGAATGTCCGCCTTCAGTTAAGAACAACTTCATTCCTGCATACTCTTCTGGTGATTTTAGTTCAACATAAGGGCCATGTTCTGTTTTGTCCTTTGCCTGTTTCAGGGCATCAAAAAAGGCACTGGGTTCGCCAATGCCATAAATATCTGAGGCTCCTGTTTTCTTTTTACCCAGTACTTGGGCTACTTGAGGCTTGAGCCTCTTTACCATATTTCCAGCGTTCTCTTTATTCTTTCGTCCGACCTGCCTGCCGCTCTCCACTTGTCTATCATTTTCTTCTCGAAGTCCGCTAAGTCTGTCCCGAACATCCCATATTTCTTCTGCTCTTCCAATTGACGAAGGGATTCCGCTTTGTTTTGCTCGATTTTCGAGTTCTCGCGCACCTGCATAAATTTCACCCCCAAAAATTAACTCGTTTTCAGTATACGGTTTTAAATGTTTTTTGGCAACCCAAAACGATTTACTGTTTTCCTTTTCCGTTTTTATAATTTTAACCGTATTTTCCCTTTGTTCGACAACCTTCACTTTGTCGCCTCGGGGGTCGATGTGTATTGTGCCCGGTGCAAAGGCATCCGTTTCCACTTTCTTGGCTTCCTCAGCCTCCGCTACTTGCCTCTCCTCGGCAGCGAGCTTCCGGTCGGTTTCGCCCTTCTTCCGGACGGATTCGACTTCTCCGTACTCAGCCACGATGTCCTCAGGAGTAGCTTCGCCCTCGTTAATCCGCCGGGCAACCTCTAAAGCCTCGGTTCTACCGGCGGCTCCGGGGGTCTCAGCCCTCCATATCGGCTGGTCGGTCTCCTTGTCATAGACAAAGAAAGTCTGCTTCTGAGATTTGTGTCCCGACGCCCCCTCGGTCAGGACCGAATGAGTACGGACTACCGCCTGCTTCTGCTGGTGCCTAGAGTATTCAGCGGCGACCTTTTCCGCCATGGAAACCAAGGAATCAAACTCATTGAACATCTGCCGCATGTCATGCTCCGGCACAACATCGGTAAACAGAGCCCTTATCTCCGCTATCATCTTTTTCAGGGCGTTGTAGAGCTGCTCAAAGGCGCGAGGGGATTCTTTGCGTAAACCGCTCCAAAACTCCTCAGAGTTCAGGGCATGGCCCATGATGTCCCCGGCCATCTCTACGGATTCAGCGGTAATATCCTCACCCGATTCGACCATTTTAATGAGCCCCTGGACATACTCGGCGTCCTTAATTCCGGCGTTTTGCACGGCGACCAAGAAGTCTTTAAAAACTCCTTTGTTGAAGGTTTTGTCCCGGAACATGGCGTGGGTTAGTTCGTGCCCAATGACCGCCATGGTGGGATTTTTGCTATTCACGTTTACGAAAACAGTGCCAGACTTGTTGCTGAAGGCCCCGCTCGGCGCCCCGTATTCTTCGATTACAGGATTAGCTTCAAAGAATACTACATCATGCCCAAAAGCCTTCTTTACGAGCTCCTGAACCTTTGCTTGTTCTTTCGTAAGGTCAACCACAAAAGCATTGGCTTCGCTTATAAAATCGGAGAACCTCTCTCTGAGGATAGGGTGCTCGTTGAGAAATCCCTGCATTGCATTTTCCAGGTCCTGCTGCGCGGCGCTCTGCTCGGGTGTGTGTTCTCGCAGAGCAGCCCGATATTTAGGGACAAAGGGGCCATGTTTCCTGATGTCGCTAGCGAACTGGCGGTCTTTCTGCGCCTGTTCGAGCACCTGCTCCTGGGCAGGAGCCTCGAACAGCTCAGGCTGCTCGCGCTGGGTCCCCTCAATATACTTCTGGGCCACTTCATCCACGAGCCCGCGCTCTATGTTGCCCCTATCGTAGAGGGCATCAATGGCATCCACCCCTCCCACAGGGTTCTCTTTGTGTATCCGGCGCAGTAAATCCGCTACTCCCTCTGCGCCCATCGCCTCGGGGTCGGCAAGCGTCTTTTCAAAGAACTCAACCTGCTCAATAAAAGGAGCTCCGCTAAGTACGGAAGCATACTCATTCATTAACTCTTCACCCCGCTGCCGCCAGAAGCTTCCATCTTGGAGCCCGATACCCTCAAGGGCAGCATTGCCTTCCGGGCTTTCCAGAAAACCCAACATAACTGCTTCGTAAGCTTCGTAGGTCGCATCCTCGTTGCCCTCGGTGCCTTGCATGAGGTCAATCATTGCTCCCTGCAGGAAGTCTTGATGCTCTTGGGGCAGGGAATTGAGGACTGCGCCATAAATAGCGAACCTATCGAACATTTCCTCACTCTGAGCCTGGTAGCCCTTTAGAGCATCAACATAGGCCCCGTAAACCTCCTTCTGAAAGCCCTTGTCCTGCGCCATCATGTCGTCCAGAGCTCTAAAGACAGCTTCCTTCTCTTCCATTCCGGTTTCCAGGTAGGCGTTGATTTTGTTATCTGCGATGGTTTTTCGCTCATCAATCAGGAGCCCCTTGACTTGAGCGAGGTAACCCTTTTCAAGGGCTGGGTCGATTTCTGATATGCGGGGAAATCTTAAGGCGCCAAGCTCGCCGGGATTAACCCCGTGGTCCGGAGCGCCCGCCGCTTTTTCTTTAGGGGACAGGGCTTTTTGCATGATTGTGCTAGAGGTCGCGCCCAGGCCGAAGAAGATGCCGCCCATACCGGCGCCAGCCCAGCCGGCTTCTCTAACTTCAGGAGCGAAGGGGTCAACCTTTTCGCCCGTTGCCCACTGCCCAATCATCTCTTGTCCCATCTCTTGGGCAGCTTCACTTCCGACCGCTCCAGCGAATCTGCCAGTGCCACGAGCCGCCTTAGATGCGACCTCGGCGGCTTTGGCGACCCTCGCGCCTTGAGAGGCAGCCTTTCCAGCTGTCCGGATGGCAGTACCTCCTGCCCCAAAGGTCAACACCTGCTCAATGGCATTGGTTCCCCCGACAAGAAGTAAGTTTGCCGCTTCGCCTTTCATAGCTGCCTCGCGAGCAACTTCGTGAGCCTCTTCCGGGGACTTACCCGCTTCGGTCATTTTGTCAAACATATCTTGATATATGCCGCCTTTTTCCAGCCTGGACTCTTCCCTGGCAGCTTCCGTTGCCGCATAACCGTGCACACCTGCACCTGCCGCAACCATCCCAGCCCCAACCGCAGTAAGGCCCGCTCCAGCCGCCGCTCCCACTCCAGTGGGAGCGGTAAGTAGCCCGCCTACTACGCCAGTTGTTGTCATTGCTGCGCCCCCAGCCATGAGCGCAGTTCCCTCGACGCCGCGAATTAACCTCTTTGCCATGATGTCGTCCATCAGCGGCAAAGAGACAATAAGCCCCTTATAGTAATTTCTGCTCGTAAGTCTGTCAATAACTCCCTTATACTTGTGGTCTGGGTCGGGGAGCCCTTCTTTGTGCTTGTATAGCTCCTGGGAAGCCTTTTTGTGTTCAGCCTGCCCGTAAGTCGGGTCGTCCCTCTCAACTCTTTCTGCAGAGATTTTAGTGAGCGTCTCCATGGCCTCACCGGCCTTCCAGGATTCACCAAGCTCTTTAAAAAGGCCGAGTTTCTTTTTCCCGGAAACTGCGTCAACCGCAGCCACCTTGTTCTTGGGAGCTGGCTGCTGAGGTTCGGGGAGATAAGGCTTTTCTACCGCTCTTATGAAGTCTTCTCTTATTTTTCTGGAATATTCCTCTGCTTCCGCATAGGGGTTCCTAAAGCGAAAATCATAAGAATATGGCATCACTACACCTTCTTTCATATTCGGCTCAACCTTATCCGCCTACACCATAAGCGCCCCCGCCTCCGCCCGCACCACTTTCTATCATTTTTCTTATCTCACCTAAATCCAGAGACTTATTGTCCGATTTAATAGAGAACTGGGCATCGTAAATAGGTTTGAGCCTCGCGCCTGCTTCGGTCGCAAAATATTCTTCCGGCGACTTGCCGAATTTTGAGTATATGAGGGAGTCAACGACCGCCTTGGCATCGGCCCCAGTAGCCATCATGTGGGCAATTTCATTATTGTCCTTTAGTAGCGAATTTACGGTGTAATACAGGGGGTCTTGGCTTGCAAGGTAATTAGTTTGCCCCTTTGCTACCTTGCCCTTGAGGGAAGAGTTGCGATTAAACCTATCCACTGCACGTAGGTATGCGTCAGCAGTAGCCATGTTAGCGCGCTCAGTCTGGGTCGGGTTAAAAGTGTAACCGCCGCCGCCACCGCCGCCACCCCTCATTGCGCTAACAGCGAGGCTCGAATTAAATTGCCGTACGCCCTCATCAAAGTTCCTGCGGTCCCTAAAAACATCTTCGTTGTAGTTTCTGCGGTCCTGAAGTACGCCCTCATCAAAAGCCCTGCGCTCTAGGGTCTTGGTGCCTGGAGCAAAAGGCATGTAAGCAGGGTTTTCTTTTCTGTAGCCGGTTATAGCGTCGGCCACGGTTTTTGTCCGGTTAATCCACTCGTCAGGAACCACGTCAACCGGAATGTTATTCTTGCTCATAATCTCTACCTCCCGCCATACAGAAGCTTGTCTATTGCGCTCTGAGGTATCTGCCACCTGTTGTTAACCAATTGACCCCCCATGCTCTTTAGCTGTGTAGGAGAAAACGACTGAGAACCTATAGACACATTACCGGTAGCGGAGTCCCAACCGACGCCAACCCCAGCATTTTCAGCATATTGGCGCAGCCCTACAATCGAGTCAAGGCTCCCCATGCTAACCGTTTGGCCAGCCGGATAATCTGGAGTCTGTCCCATTATGCCTGTCCAGGATTGAGTTAACTGGTCATCCTGATATCTTGTGTTCGCAAAATACGGCAGCAGGCCCAGAAGCGCCTGCGTGTCTGCTGCACGATTACTTTGACTTATCCCCGCAAGTTGCAATACAATCTGCTGGTCTTCTCTGTTTAGCTGGTCGAAAATGGAAGTTGTTACTTGCCCCCTGCGTCCCTCCAGCTCAGTGACCTGGCCCCCGAACTGCTTCTCAAATAAGTCCTTACCCTCTTCGAGGTTGGTTAACTTGGCCGCTTTTTCGCCCTCAAGCTGCGTAGCCTTCAGCATTACAGGCTCCTGTAGCTTGGCGACTCCATACTCAACTGCTCCAGACCTGCCGCCGCCTCGCGCGATGGCACTCTCAGTGCCCGCTTCTCGAGCTTGGGCCAAGAGTCGGTCTGTCTCCGCCGGAACTCCCGCATATGCGGCCTCTATGTTCCTTTTAGATGATTCGTAGCCGCCCATGTAATCCTCTTTGCCTCGCGTCAGGGCTGAAATCATCGGGTCTATCTGCAAATTTGCGAGGTTCCGCGCTTGCGTCATCATCTCTTCTCTTGACAATCGAGTTATTTCCGGCGGTTTATGTTGACCAGATATGCCGGATATAAGGTTGGCTACATCTTGCAAACTAAACGACTGCGATGATGTCGATTGCCGCTGCGCCGATTGGCTGTTGGGTGTTCGCGTTGTTGTTCGCGTTGGCGTAGCGCTCCGTGATGGCTCCTGGTAAACAGTTACTCCTGATTGCTCTCCCCCGTATGTTGCTCTTCCTCCGCCGGCTATTATTGCCTCTGCTTGACCAATGCCAGCAAGTGCCCGGTCAGCTTGCTCCTGGGTAATTGCTCCTACTGCAAGTTGTTTGGCTACATTTTTACGTTGTTGCTCTTCAAAAGCCCCCATTGTGTCACCCCCTAAAATAAGGTACCCGCCCTATTCGAGCGGCTTTACCGTGGATTCAAGTTTGTTTAACCTTTCCTTAATTTCATCGAGGTCGTTTTTTATATCAGATAGACGAATAGCTTTTTCTCCGTCCATCGGCAAGCCCATTAATTTTCGCCCCTTCTGTGGCTGGCTTCCGCATTTACCTGGTTGGTCTAAGTTCAATTGCACCACAAACGCCATTTTACTCACCGCCCCCTCTCCTTTGTTTACGCAATGACTAGATACGAAAAAGTGATGCCTTGCGCAAAAAACACCTGGTCGGTTTCAACAAAGTTTTGATTTGGCGCCCAATAATTCGGAACAAAGTGCTCAGTTTCCCACCTATTTCTGATTTGATAGTATGCTCTTACTTTAAATCGCGCCTTGTCGTTGGGGTCCAACTTATCCCCCAGGTGTTTTTCTATCACCTTCAGAACAAACCTAGGACCGCCGCTAGTTGTAATAGCTACTACGGCACCGCTTGTCATCGTGCCCTCGAACGACGAGGGCATCTCGTATTCTTTTACTGAGAGAACAATGTTGTAATTTATGCCCCGCCACTCGTCGGGCAGATATATCCATTTGTCTTCTACCCATTCAGCTACATCCGCTTCCGTAATGTATTTTGCTCCGTTGTCTCCTACCCCATCTCCTGCGCCGAATCGGTAATTCCAGTCCCTGTAATAGTTTGGTCCCGCTGGGTCGAAGTATGGATACCAGTCATTAGCATAGTTGCAACGCGGCTGATAACCGTATGTCAAATGAGAAAAACCGTCATCAGGGTCATAAACGTAAAAACTACTTGGTCCGGTCCATGTCAACCATCGCTTTAAAAGTAAATAGCAGAAACCAATAGTAGTTGCCTCGCCGCCGTGTACCATAAAAAGATAATTTTTATTTTGATTGGCTATATGTCGAAGCAAACCATCGTAGGATAGAGTTGTATAACTACCGTCAGCGTGCATTACTTTGCCGCCAAATTTCCCGGTTGCATACTGTCCCCAAAATGCGCGGGGGGTCCCGTAGCCATCATGCACGTTTACCCCGTCGTTGGTCGCTAACATGTAACCAGGTTTATCAAATTTGCCATCAATTACCTTGTCATGTATATCAACCCACGAGCTACCATTCCAGCGATGCAGCCTGTTGTTGTTACCCGTATGAATCCACAAGTCACCTACGCCATCGGCAATAGGAGCGGTAGACTGAGAAAAAGTAACTATTTTACGACTAGGGTCATAGCCCTCCTCAAACTGAGTAGCATAGCCTACCCTTACGACGCTGGCATCAATGGTGCCGGCAAGTATGTGCCCTATGTTGCTGGATATAGCGGATAACTCGTTTACATTGACTTTGTCGGCGGTTACCGCCCCGGCTGCTATTTTTTCAGCAACAACGGCACTTGCTCCTATTTTTTCAGCAGTAACGGCTCCAGCGTATATCTTTTCCGATGTAACAGAATTAGCCCCCAGGTGACCGGCGGCTATCACTCCAGCCGCTATAGCGTTAGCCCCTACAGCATCAGCAGCAATCTTTCCAGCCGTAATGGCGTTAGCAGCGACCTTATCAGCTGTAACAGCATTGGCAGCAACCTTATCGGCTGTAACGGCATTGGCAGTAATCTTGTCCGCAGTAACGGCGTTAGCGGCAATCTTGTCCGCTATGATGGCGTTGGCAGCAATCTTATCGGTCCCCACAGCGGCGTCAGCAATCTTTTCAATGGTAATGGCCAGCGGAGCAATTTTGTCTGTCGATACTGCACCATCTGCTATCTTGGCCATCTCCACCGCTAAATCAGCCAGCTTGTTTGCATCCACGGCAGCATCAGCAATCTTATCCATAAGCACCGCATTTTCGGCCAGTTTTACTGAGGTTACCGCCAAGTCTTTCAGTTTTAATTCTGATACAGCCGCATCTGCTATTTGAAGCTCTTCAATCAAGCCCTCTAGTTTTTTAGTTAAAAACGTACCATCTTCGGTTATGTTTCCGGCCCGGTCCCAAATTTTGGCAGCATCCTCCAGGTCGCCAACGCCGCCGCCGGTCACAGTCTTAATTTGCATTTGCAAAAAAGCCAGGTGGCGCTCAATCTCTTTAAAGTTGCGATGGAGCGCCACCAACATGTCTTCGTTGAAGTCTACGATTTTAAACGGAAGTTGAACAATGTCCTGTTCTCCGGACATTCATCAAACCCTCCCTTCTGAGGAGTTTGTTGCAACAAAAAAAGAGCCCTTGGCTCTAGGATTTCGGCTCCTGTTTACTGCACTTAAATTGTCAAATGTGTAACAGGTGTATATAAATTTTCATTCCCTAGATTAGAAACTCTTCTTACTGCCAATTTTTATCCTCCTTTCTCTACCCATTATTTTTAAACATAAGGTTCTCCAACAATTTCCTCATACTGTGCGGAGGTAATTTTTTCAGCTACAACTGCATCAGCTACCATTTCTTTTGTCCAATATTTCGGATAAAAACGCTTAATTAATGTAGGCCAATCCATCTATATAACCCCCTTCATCATAAGTTGATATAAAGTATCTGCCTGTGTTTGCTCTACTGCTTGTATCGCTAAATCCTTTGCGACTAACTCATACGCCAACCCTGCTAATACGGCCTCCTGTTGTTCTTTGTCTATCTCGTCCTCGGTTTTTTCGGTTAAAATAAACCATGATTGCGTTCCATAAACTTTGTTTTGTACCAATTTCATATTGTTATAAATCGTACTACCTTCTTCGTTCGTAATAGTTACAGTGTCTAAATTGTTTTTAAAAACCTCATCGTCAATGATAGTATCAGAAATAAAATTATTGCCATTTAACTCTAAACCTTTTAATTCCGTACTATCAGCCAGCTTTACGCTATACATAATATTCCTCCTTTAACTCTTGGAATAATTTATTTATGTTTTCTCTCTGTTGCTTACTCATGAGCTTGTAATAGTTCTTAAACCACGCATTGTAATAATTAACAAATTCTTCTTCTGGTAAAATTTTAGCCAATTTCTTTAATTTTCTTCTCATTGCGGTTAATCTCTTTGTTTGACTATATCCAAAATCTCTAAGCAATAAATCTGTAATGTCTTTTCTTAGTCTGTAAAAATGCTTAATTACCTCGAACTGTGATTGTTTTCTTTTCCTTTTAGGAACGGACACGTTGAACCCTCCTCGTTAGTAATCTCGCCCCACAAAGGGGCTCGTTTTACGATATGGAGAAAGCGGGGCGCACGCCACGAGCGTCAGATGCGCTGGTGCTGTGCGCAATGCCGCTGTAGTTCACAAACGCGAAACTCGTGCCAGAAGACACATCCCTTAACCAGTAAGCTTGTCTAGTATTAACCGTTCTAGGATTAAGGGCAAATAAAGGTAGTTGCGTCTTTTCTGTTCCGATATTGTATATCCCATATGTCGCATGACCATTTACAATAGAACCGCATACCATAATTTCATTCATCAGTTCAACTTCGCTGTCAAGCCAAGCTCCTCCGCTTGCTGTGCCATCAGTTACAGCATTACACAAATATTTTCTATGATTAACTACATGCCCACTAAATACTGATTTTATCGTTGTTTTTGCTTGTTCCAGTCCTTCTGTGTACATTTTAGAACCAATATACCCCCCTGTTGTAATGTTTGTATCATTCATTACATGGGTGTATAATTGCGTATCAGGTACAATTACTACGTGGTGACTTGTGCAAGCCGTATCACCAGTATTGTAGTAATAATCAAATGCGGCAATTCTATAGTTCACGCCGCCAATAGTCCAATAATCGCCAATATATAAATCGGTAAATGCTCCAGTCGAAATAGCTAGGTATTGTTCAGCAGTTACTGACGAACCTAGATACTTGCCACGATAGATGCTATTGTGAGCTACTGCATTATTTGTAATAAATGACGCATAATCTGCCATATGCGTAGCATGTTTGTCGAATAATTCATTAATGGCACCAACTATTTTATCTTTTACGGTTGTCTTTAAATTGGACAAAATTCCAATTTTGTTGCTCAGTTCTGCAACATCTTGTCCCGTTGTTTGCAGATATTCCCACGAACCATCTGCTTTTTGTCTTTTCAAGGTAGACATCTTAAACCTCCTCAACAGTAGGTGTATCTCCCCATACCGCAAAAACGGCACTTAAGTATGGCTCTGGTATTTCTTCTGCTTCGATTCTACCTCGAGCACTGTTCATATACCCTTTGCGCCAGTTTTTGCCTATTTGTTCACCTTCGTCTGTAAATTTTTGATACAACAAACTCACGCTATTCTGATTAAGCATGTCTACTGTATATTTTTCAATCATTTTTTCATCCTCCTACCTGTAAAACGACAAACTAAAATAAATTTGAGAATTGTTTGCAAAATTTGCATCGGATAAATTTGTCAAACTTCCATCTTCGGCACTTTGCAATGGATTGATAGTAGTACCTAGCGCAAAAGCCTGAATATCCCCGGAAAACGTTATTTTACCAGTTACCAAGGTCGTTGCAACTCTTGCTTTTTCCTCGGTCGAAAGAGTTACAGGTAACCCCGTTATGGAAACATCACCCGTCGCGCTACCTTTTGATGTAAGCTGTATGAACCCTTTTATGCTCCAGAAATTACCTACCCTCACATATGAGGCGCCGGTCGTGGTATCGTCATAAGTTATGCCTGTAGTCAGGCCCCCGAAAGATATTCCTGGTGTCCAGGTACCTTCCTCGTAATCAAGATTGCCTTCATGCCAGAGCGCATGTTTACCAGGGCCAGTCTTTAAAATCCCATTGTCCATTATTAACACATCTTGAATCCAGTTTGAATTATCTGAATTAGCTTGCATAAACTCCACATAATTTGGAAGCGCTATTTCATCGCCATTGAAAGCGCCGCCAGGATTAGTAAAAGGGTCTATTCCTATTGCTATAGCCTTCTTCCGTGACACTTCGGAAGATAGTTCTCCTAGCTGAATACACCTATAAAAGTTACCGTCATACCCAAACATAGTCTCTCTTATAAGGTTTAAAACGGGGCCTTTAAACCATTTTGAAAACCCCATCTCTAGGTCGCCGGTCATAGCGCCACCTGATTTTCGCACCGCAGCTTCGCTCAATGCGGCAACCTCATTGTTTAAATCATCAAAAACCGTACCTTGATACAAGTTGTCACTGGTATCAAGCCATAGCCTTCCTTCTTTAACGCCATCCGGGGGAGTGGATTGCTGCACTATGGGTTTATCCATAACCCCGTCCCAGGGCACATTGTCAGCCAAGTCAGCCCTATCCACTATTCCGTCATTGTTTTTGTCATAGATAGATTTCACCATGTCCCCGAGCCCGGCCTCGCCCAACTCATCGGCAGTTACATACGGAACATCATTTTCAAGCTGACTTACTTTGGTGGGAATGTCGGCCCCACTTAACTTGGCGTTCCAGTCTGCCTTCTCTGTATCGGTCACGAACCTGCGGGTAGCGTCCTCAGTAACCATGGCAGCAGGATGAGCTGCTGGATGAGTGTAAACTGTATCAGTGAATACAGCACCAGCGGGCACATCAGTTAAAACTCTACTATTGTCCACCTTATTGTCCAGGGCCACTTGTACTGCGGTGCTGATGGGCTTATCCAAGTCGGAGGTATCGTCTGCGTTCCCCAGCCCAACATCCGCCTTAGTTATCCCGTGAGGGTTTTCGGCATTTAAGTGCGTTTCAATTTTCTCTTCTGCTTTTTTTGCCTTAGCAAAGGATATGATATCCATTAAATCACCACCCAACTTGTCCCATCAGTTTGCCATATCTCCTGGGTCTGCACCGCCATAAAAACAGCTCCAACAGGAACGGCATTGGCAGCGGGCCTGTCGCCGATAGTCGCTCCGTAATAATCCATTTGGGTTGCCGCTCCCTCATAAGGCACGAACCTTTTTTTAACAGAATCCCATGCTTGTGGGATAGGCGCCCCTAACCTGTCGCGCAAAATAGTTGTATCTTCCCATGGATACGCCATTCCCTATCACTCCTTTTTGTTATTCGTTTACGGCAAACGCCGGAAACAAGAAGTACATCTCTTCTTGCTTTGAAACAGGCACCTTTGAAATAGGCGCCTTAACGCGCGGCTTACTTTTAATTTTGTATGGAATCATTAGTCCCCTGACTTCACACGGTCCCTCTGCCTCGTGCGCGAACTTAGGAGAAATATAACGCCATCGCCCGCGCATTTCCATAGGAAACCGGTATTCTCTGGCTAGGCCGTCATTAGCAGCGGGCTCCATGTGAACATAATTGTTATAGTCCAGGGACAACAACAAAGTTACCTCTTCTTCTGTATCAGGCGAATCCTCTACAAACGCCTTTTTTGCTTTTTTTAATCGGTAGGCATCATTTTGGTCAAAGCTCCGTCCCACCCAATAAGCGCTTATGGGTAGCCCAAAGTCTAAGTATCCCACATCTTGCTGAATTACCTGCCCTTCAATTGCATGGCCAGAATAAAGGACAGGGCGACCACCAGCAACAATAAACTCTTGAAAGCAAGAAGCCTCTATGTTGTCCATTGGCCAAAACGTGCCTTTTCCTGGGTCGCAGACTATAATTAGGTTGTTTGTCGTACTGCCATCAACCGGCAACGAGAACCAAATCTGATTATTCCACGCAGTAACCGCAGCCCCGTAAAGTCGGCTGGAATTCACCCTCTGCCATAACTTGGGTATTTTTCCCTCAGAAATGTTTACGGCTCGAAGCCCGTTAAACTGATACAGTCCTTTTTGGCTAACAAAATAAACATACCCGCCAAACTCCTTGGCGGCAAACGGACCAACGCAACCTACACTATGCTCTAATGTTTCCGAGCGAAAGTCATCTAAATTAGTCCCCCTCAGAACATGAATTGAGCGATTCTTAAAAACAAGTAGAGCGTTTTGGTACTCCATGAGGTTGGTTATCCTATCGCCGTCACCCTCAGCAAACGACCAATAGTTAACTTCGGGCCATTCCTCGGGATAAAATGATTCAGACCACCACACCTGCGAAGGCTTATGAGACGGGTTCACGAATAACTTTTCCTTGTACAGAACGGGAAACTGCGCCAACCTTGGAGCATTGAGCAGCTGAGTTGCCTCTGAGCCGTTATATTTAAAAGCCTGCGTTTTGCCATCAAATCCCACCATGTAGTTTGCGCAAGTTTCAAAGCGCACCGGACTGGTTGTAACAAAACCAGTATATATTTCTATAAACTGTTTATTTATTGGCTCCCACCTGTATACTTTGCCACCCGAAGCCACAATAAACTGTTTTATGTTTGGCTCTAAATAGAAGGCATACAATCCTTGTATTTTTCCTGGGAAAACGGAGCTGTCGAGGCGCACCTGTCCCTTTCTTTTACGTAAACGCCCAGCCTCCTTACTTATAAAGTTCCTGCAGTCACGGGCCGCTGATTCTGGCAGGAGATTATCGTCTACACTGTCGATGTATCCTTCTGAAAAATCCGCTATGCGCCAATCTTGATAACCTCCCATTAGTCAAGCCCCCTCAAAGATTATTCACCGGCAGAAAAGCCAACCTGGGATAACACGCGAGCTTTACGCAGCAACCTGCGATTCTGGGGCTCCATGTTCCAGATGCGGTCCATCGCCATGCAATTTCTACCCCGAAGATATTCGGCGTAGAAATCGTTTTTATCGTCAAGCTCCTCCTCTTTCTGTTGAGATTTGGCGCATACATACGCGACAACCAAGGGAACATATTGCTCCGGTATGTCAATCTCACTCACTAAGCCGGTCATATCAGGCCTGGCATGATTTAGTTTGCGATAAAAATTAACCTTTGCAGAGACCGATGTCAATTCTCCCAGGTTTTGCAGTATCAGGGCATTTGCCTCCTGCCTCCATCCACGCGAAAACGTATTTCCACTAGGCAACCTGCGTAGCTGCGTATACAAACTAGAGTCGTCTTTAACAAAAACATCCAAAATCTCATGATAGTTTCCCAAGTCAGATTCATTTAAAGGCAAGGTAGCCGTGCCATTAACCGGCGCTAAAGCAATGTTTTCTTTTGTAATTAGCATTTTAGCTATTGGAGTTAAGTCGTCCAGGGCCAAGTTGATGTAGTGGACCCAAGTATCTACCTCGTACACTTCATCAGATTGTATCTGAGCTAATTCAATAACATCCTGTACTTTCACTTTTTATAACCTCCTTATGAAGTTAAACATAAGGCCTGAGCTTTACATTTTTGGGCCTACGCCCGCGCTGGGTGTCAATTTTCTTAAACATCATCCGCTCTCTCTCAGCTTCACCCTGCCAATACTGAACATCCGTAGTTGGCCCCTCTGTTTGCAAGAGGGTCTTCCAAGTAGCAAAGGCCACTAAAAACTCATCACTATACGGCACAGGATTTTCGTCAGTTAGGTTTACCATTTGTAGGGATTTTTCAGTATACACTATTTCTATCTCTGCTGAGGCTATAGGCGGTACCAGATATAAGTTCTCCTGGTCATCCGTCCAGTAGACTGGGTATCCGTTACTGTCTTGCTGAGGTATGTTGCTCTCTCCGTATTTGTATAGTCGGTGATTGTTCAAATACACGTTGCGAATTACCAGGTAATCGTCAGGAAGGGGTGCAACCCCATCTTTAACCGTAGTTTTTTGCCTTTTGACGGTCTCTTTCTCAGTATCCAACTCCAGTAGCCCCTTATTGAGGTAACGGATAATATCCCCCTCATAACCGTTCCCAGTATTTTCAATTACTACATCCCTCAATTCACCTAAGACCACGACCTAGTACACCCCCTCTGCCGCCTTTTTAAATTCCGAGCGGTTCTCCCTGGCCCAAGCATTAATCTCCGAGCGCCTGCGAGCCTCGTTCTGCTTTTCTTTTTCCTCGTTCTCCCGGTCCATCTCCTGAATAATTTCCTTGACGCTCCTGGTTTTTAGGTTGGAGCGCCGAAAAACCTCAATGGTTCGAGCGTCGAGCTCAGAGTAGGGGACAGAGAAGCAAAAAGTAGTTCCATGATTGGCCAGGGAATGAACCTCGTAGCGCTGAGTTATTTTGTTGAAACATACAAAGAGACTGGGGTCTATTTCCTCCAGCCTCTTTGGAATGTCGCAAATACTGTTTTCTAAGACCAGCAAAAAAGGCTTTCCTTGAAGCCTGTTATGAATTTCGTTAAGCTTGAGTTGATTCATGAAGCATCATACCTCCACTACCACCCGAAAGCTACGATTCTGGCTTTGACTTCGCTCTGGTCGGACTTGTTGGCCGCTTCCGCCAATACAGTTGTGTATTCAAGGGGGTCGCCCTCCGTAGTTGTCGCCAGCCCCAAGATTTTTATTTTCTCGTTAGCAAAGTCGTATTCCCAGAACTTTCCTGCAGAGGGATTCTTCGGCAAGATGTTTTCGACCACATTAAGCCCTAACTGCTTGGCAGTTAGCGGGTATCCGCCGGTTGGATAACTAGCGTCTCCGGCCAGCTCCGCTACAACCCCAAACGCGTTGCCAAATTTTATTTTTCTGATTAACTTCACATTCATTGCCATTTACCTATACCTCCCAAAACTAAAATAGAGGGGGCACGGAGCCCCCTCATATTGTAAAATTGTCTATAAAACCAAGTCGATGTCTAGTGCTCAGTAATGTCAGTAATCAGGGCCTGTCCTCTGGGACGCTGGCAACCGATATCGCAATACTTGACCAGGGTAGCCTCCCATGCGGGACGATTGGCTACTCTCGACATAATAGAGCCATCCCTGTCCATCCAGTTAAAGTCAGTCATCTGATACATCGCCCAATCGGACAAATCTATTAACTGCATCTGTTGTACTGGAATATACTTGTCGGCAACCAGGGGAATCCCGTTATAAGAGAGTCCTTTGAATCCACCCTTAAGGTCCAGGGTGTTCACGGTCTGCTTGGTTGCGGCCAACAGGTCAATATAGGCTCTACGAACTCCCAGGGAAGTCTGGATGTAGTTAATAGTTGAGCCGGTTCTGGTTTCGCACAGGTCAATCATTTCCTGTATCACATTTTCGGAAATCTCCCCATTAAGAGCCTTGACCTGAGGTTTCAGCCAGGGGTACACGGACTTGTCGATGCCGTACAGAGTTCCAGTAGTAGCGAAAATGGCCCCGGCTCCAGTAAGCTCAAGGTCTTTGTTTCCAGCTACTGTCAAGTAAGCAGTAGCCTTTACGTTAGCAGAGATGTCCTTGGTTACGACAACTTTTATCTGATTAGCGGAGTCATCAACATAAACAACCTCCAGCTCGGCGGCATCGGCCACAGCGTTACCGTCAGCGGCATACAGGTCAACAAACATGCCCTCAGCCAAGTACATGACCGTGTCCAGGGTAATCGTCAGGAGTTTGGGCGGACCTGCTGCGTAAGCGGAATCCGCGTTTACGGTAGCAATTTTACCGGTTCCATCTCCTAGCACCTGCCTGGATAGGTCCAATTTAGCGTCAATTTCGCAATCGGAAATCTCGGTTTCCAACATATTTGCAAAAGCTCCGACACTGGACTTAGATGCTTCGATAGTCTTATCGGTGATTCTAAAGCGGGAGAAGAAGTTTTTGGTCTCCCATTTTGCTTGTTTTGTCTTGCGGGCGTTGGGGGTCGGCAGCAATCCATCATCTGCGCGGTTCCCAATACCACCGGTGCGGCCATACCGCAAGGCCATGACAATGTCTTTACCTACAACATTCTCGCTGGTTTTTTCAATCTGAGCCAAAAAAGCGCTCGCTTTATCATTCAGTTGATAGCGCAGTCCATCCAGGTAAAAGCTCTTTAAAGCCTCCTGGACCTTGGTCATATTTGTACCAATATAAGTAGGCATTTATTAATTCCTCCTATTCTAACCCCCCTGCAAATAGGCCTTAAATGCCCTGGTGGCATCTTTCACGGACCGTATCTCAGAGGGTGGCGTTGAGGGAGCTGCGCTCCCTGGGTGCGAGCCAATCATAGCTGGCTTAGGTTCTTTGCTTATTTCTTCGGAATAGGTTTTTAATACAATTTTTTGCAGCTCGGGATTTTTGGATAATTGCTGCAAAAAAGCCGGGTCTTTTAGCATGTCCTCCATTTTGGGTTGAGCTGCCCTCTCGGCATCCAGCACCTGCGCTTTGGCCATCAAATAAGCAGCCTCCACAGCGTTCGGAAGATTTAAAAACTCAACAGGTTGTTCCCGTAAAATCTCGGCAGCCTTTTCTCGATAACTTTCAAAGTCCGAATACTTTTGCTGTACTTCTCCGACCCTGTTTTCCCAAAAAGCGCGCTCCTGCTGCTGCTCGAAGAAGTTCACGACTGGCTCCAACTTCTGCATCTGCGGCGAGAGGGCGTCTTTTACGGTTCCCTGAAAAAGCTCTTGCAGGGCTTCCTTTGGGTTTTCGTAAAACTTCTCGAACCACTGTTCAGAGTTGAACTCCTCTTGCTCTGGGACAACTTCTTCCTGGGCCTGAGCTAGTTGCTGAGTTTGTGCTTGCTCAAGTTGGTGAATTTTTTGCATCAACTCTTGCACTTGCTGATTTTGCTGACCCATCCTGTTGCCTTGTTCACCAATTTTCTTCTCAGCGTTTACATAGCTCTTAACCAGAGCGTCGATATTGGGGGTCCCGTCGGAATTTAAAAACTTCTGGGGAATCTCCACGGGGGGTTCTGCTTGTTCTGCTTGTTCTGCTTGTTCTGCTTGCTCCTGACTCTCTGCGGTCGCTTGTTGCCCTGGAGCAGGCGGCTCCGCTGGTTCAGGCTCCGTAAAATAACTCATAACTGCTTCTCTGCGCTGGTCCCTGGTAGCGTTTTCGTAATCAAAAGCTGCCGGTTCCGCGCTTACTTCGACAGCGCCTTCTGTTTGCCCTTGCGGCTCTGCGGCTGCCGGTGCAGAGTTCTCCGCGAATAACTGTAAATCCATCATTTTTTCCTCCTTTGCGGCCTTTCGGTTCTCGCATTTATTTAAAAGATTGAAACTGTCTTGCCCGCTGGCCCCCTCCCTCGGCCATAAAAAAAGCGGGCATATTTCCCACTCGTGTCCTATCCTTTTATTTTTTGTTGCCTGTTAGCCCGCCTTTTCGGCCTGCTCGTCGGCTTCCTGTTCTTGCGCCTGCATCATTGGGGCCATGGCCTCAAAGTGCAGCATAAGATGAGCGTTAAACGCCTCTTCTATCATCGGCTGCTCCGCTATAAGCGCCTCGTATTCAGTAGAGAGCCTAAATTCGTTGTGACGCTTAATGTGCAGCAAGTGAGAGTCGTAGTAAACAGGAGGAATCAATGCTCCCGCCGCCAACTGCCGATTCTCTCTTTCGGCCTTAGAGCTGTGAAGCTGGTCATCGTCGTCAACACCTTCCCAGTCAAGGAATTGCAGCATCTCCATAATCCTTGTGCGGGTGGGTCTATCTATCGCCCCAGTATCCGGGTTGTGGAACAAACCCATACCCAGGAGGTCAAACACCATCTGCCGCCTCTGGGCGGGAGATTCGGATAGGGCAGAGAAGCTGTCCATGATAACATCTTCGGGCTTCAAGTCGGATGCAGCCCAATCTAAAACATCCACCACATTGTCTTTTCCTGCCACCCTAACCAACCTTGGCATCTTAACAAATTGCTTCAGTAGCCTGAGCCACTGCGAACCACACTCTATTAGCCCCTCCTCGATGTTGTTTGCTGTATCCGCGAGCCTGGTCTCATCCTGCTCTAAAGCCAATGAGAGGGCTACCCCGGACTTGACGCCGGGTGGAGCCTTGGACTGCCTAGACATCTCAGATACCCCAGAGAGTATGGAAAATTCTGTTAACAGAGTCTGCTCCTCAGTCTCGAACGCCGGGGGCAGGGGAGCATTTTCCGTCCTCCTGGGTGGCTGGGTTCCGGCTCTATACATACATATATAGCCGCGCGAGCCGCCATTAGCCTCCAGGTCGCCTATATCGACGCTATTTTCTTCTACTACCCAGCCCCCAACAGCACACGAGGCTAGGTATTCGGCTTTCCGGTTCCGCAGAGCGTTATACCTGCGCTGTACAGGAATAAGTCGCTCTATAATGGTTCTGCCCCAGAACAGACCAGGGCGCTCAATGCAGCTCATCTTAGTAAACGGCAGCCCCAGCTCCCCGTCTTTATCCACCTTGTAGGGCAGGGGGCCAAAGTGAAGCAGTTTGTGGTTAGCCACCGCTATGAGCCTACCCTGAGGGTACTCCCTGGCAGGTCGCTCGTGGTATTCTTTTACAATTGCTGCGTTTTTAAGCGATTCATTCATGCCCGTAGAATAGGTTTTTCCTATAAAGCCCCCGCCGGTCATGAGGTCTTGGAGCCGTATCGCCTTAGTTTCTTCGGGCGGCACATCTACGCCCCAGACTTCCTTGATTGTTTCCACCGGGTATATCTTGGCGTGTATGATGCTCTTGTTGTCGCTAACTTTTTGATTGAACGGGCTATCGGGGAATATCTCCGGCGCAGGACAAACTATTGTCTCCAGGTCGCCCTCCCGCATAAACAGCGGTGCTCCGGTTTTCGGGTCTATTGCCGGTTCTCCAGTTTCGGGGTCTATCTGCGGCACCAGCGGCCCCGCATCTGGATTCCAGATACTCTTTATACAGCATGTCCCCGTTACCTCTATCCACCGCATAATATCGTGTAGTTTGTCTCTGATTTTTTGGTCATGCTGTATGGAGGATAGCAGTTGGGTGCTTACCTTAGTAGCCCTGATGTCAGACTTTTCTGAGCTTCCAGGCCGAACCTTAAGCACCGGGCGCATCTTCCCCAGCCGAGCCTGCCTAGCTTCTATATTCGGAGCTATGTGATTAAAAACTTCTCGCTCTTCCCACCAGTAATCTTCAGGAATCCTGTCCAGGGTCTGAGCAACCTCGTTAATCTGGACATACTGATTACCCTCAATGAAGGCGATATTTAGCCTCCATTGCAGCTCAAAAGGGATGCGCTCCTTCTGCCTTCGTTCAAACTCCTTTTCAACAAACTCAACTATCTCTTTGACGCCTGCCGCTGCGTAGGGGTCCTCTGTCGGCTGCCCACCCATCCCGCCGCCTTCCCACTCAGGGCTTGGCGGCTCTGACGGCGGAACCCGGTCTTTTTTAGTTCTGATGCCTAAAGTCTCTAAAATACTCATTTACTCTTCCCCCTTGCGCTCAGGGCAGCGGATGGAGTGCATTTTACAGGACTTCTCGTTGTCAAACTCTTTACCGCAGTGCTCACAAGCAAACACTTCCGCCGCTATGCCTTTTTCTTTCCCGCTCTCAATCAAGGAAACAGCACAATCATGACACAATTGCATAAACAACTGTCCCGGTCCATCCGGGTTGCCGATTTTCCACGCCGCCCGATTCCTGCAATTGTAGGAATCGCAAAAAACGCTTTTAATCGGCTGTTCGGTTATTACGCATCTCATATTTCCTCCCCCTCTCCTCAGTGATAAGCCCTCGCCTTAACCCTGGTCTTTCTAACGCCCCGCTTGGCCACAGCATCTTTGTGTGCTCTAATTAGCGGGCTTTCCGCCAGGAGTCCTATTGATTTCTCAACATGATAAGCAACCAGTCCATAGCTCAGAGAGTCATACTGGTTGTCAATCGAACAATCGGCCACCTTCTCGGGGTCGTGATTGTCTTTAGGCAGCTTAGGCAGCGTTTCTATTAGGTGCTTACAGGTATTGAATATCTTGAGCTTTGACCGCCTGGTGCCATCCTCATTTTCAATTATCTTGAGATATTCATGCACGACCGCCTTCCTCAGCCTGCGGTCAACCACAGCCTTTTTAAATCCTAGCTGCAGACCTCCATCCCGGTAATAATCCAGGAGGTTTTTGCCAGTTATATCTCGATGGTGCGTGTTCCAGGCATCTAACCCAGCAACACAAAAGTCCAGGTACTCTTTCCCCAGATGCAGCTCTCCTTTTTCGTCGAGGGCCGCAGTTGAACAAAATTCAACGACCCTGCCCGCCTGGTCGGTATACAGGATTTTGGGGTCGTCCCTGGACCGGGAAAACTCCCGGTAAACGTATACATTCCCGTCCTCATCCACCGCGTACCAGAGCCATGCGAACGGGTGGTCGTAGCCATTGTCCACGCTTATCCACCTGCGCCAGTGCTCCGGGATGCCGAACGGCTTACACACATGGACATCGGAGTCAAACTCAGGAAAGGCCGTAGCCGACCCTGATGAAAATGCCTCGTCCGGTGTACTTGGGTACTCCTGAAGATACGACGCCGGCAGCGCCGCCTTAGATTCCTGGTACCATCCCATGTCCCGCCTCGGGTCTGAATACCAGGGCAAAAAGACCGGATGAAAGTTGTTTCTCCCTCCCATGGCCCCCCGCCAGACATCCTCAAAGAAGGACCCTATTTTGGCGGTTGAAATACCTATTACCTTGCCCCCAGTCGGTCTATTTATGACCGGATAAGCCGCCGCCCATATCTCCTGGGCATACATCTGAAACGCCCACTCGTCCAAAATAACCAGCGATGCGGTGAAACTCCGCGCGCTGTCCGGCGAACTAGTAAAGCTTGTAAACATCGCCGGAACCTTGGACTCCGGGTGGTACACTGAAACGTAGGTCGTAGTAGCGTCCCAGGTCGGCCCCGTATAGTTTTCCGGTAAATGCTTGTCTTTTTTCCTGATGATAAAAGGCGGGAGATACTCTAAAATGAGCTTGACCCGCCTCACCAATTCTTTCGCCTCGTCCTCTCTTTTTGAGAGCGCCACCACGGAGTATCCCGGCTGAAACACCAGCCCATGCACCGCGAACGCCAGCGCCAACCACGATAGTCCCAACTGCCGCGCCTTCAAGACTATGCTCAATTTGTTTTTCTCGAAGGCCTCCAGCGCCTCCCTCTGCTTCGGCCACAGTTTAAAGAAAACCATCGGGTCGGGCGCGTCCTTGTCCTCGATTTTTACAAATTTTTCAATAAAAAACGCCCGGTCTTCGCGGGCATGTCTCAGAATAGCTTCGACCTTAGCCGCCGCCTTCAGGACGGTTACCTCATCTACTGAGAGCTGCTGCAGCTCCTCTTCGGTAATCGGCTTTTTCTTATCGAGTTCCTCCTGTATCTTAATGGCTTTTTTATTGCCTAACTTTACAGCATGCTCGAACCCCTCTTCTTTGGTCATCCGCGGCGGCGAATCTACGCCTCCCGCTTTATACTCCATGCCCGAGTGCCCCGGCATCCAGCCCCCTGAGCAGAACTCATTTGACGACACTACTTTGCCCCTGATTATAAAATCTTGCTTTTTATCGTCCCAGACCACGGCACAATCCTCAGTTGTATCTATCGCAATCTGCTCACCATGCTCCGGCTTCATCAGGCCTCTGCACCTTAGCGCATCTCCAGTTACAACCAGGCTCCGCTTCCCGGACAAAAATCTCTTGAGGTTTACTTGCCCATCGGCCCCCTCCGGGAGAGAAACTTTCCAATTTCCCTCAAGAACCAGGTCTTTTATCGGCTTCATGTTATACATTTTTCCGCTCTTATAGACCCTGAGCCCGCTTATGTCGCCTTCTTTTTTCGCCGGCTTCTTGGGCATCTTCTTCTTTTTAGGTCTAGGTTTTTTCTCCTTCTTTATCGGCTCCGGCTCAAACTTCTCCGGAAGCGCCCGCGCTTTTTTGAGCTTCTCTACGAGCTCTTTCTCCTCTTCCTTTTTTTGGCGTATTGCTGAGATTGCCCGTACATACGCGGGTCTACTCTCTAAAGAAGAGTTCCCTCTCCGCTTAGCTGGTGTCAAGGCCATCACCCCCTGCATCAATCGGCTCAACATCAATAAAATCATCGCCCATAGCTACGGGCGCGCCGGGGGGATAGTATTCAACCTCGTCATCCTGCGGCTTGAACTCTAAAATAGCTTTCAAATCCGCCGGCCCCAGGTCAGCTAACCTGGTTACCATAGTTTGTATCGGCCCTCCACCGGCCCCGGTGTGCTCGACCTTCTGAGTCGGCTTCCCGTAGGTGTAAGCCATCAGTAATTCTATCGCTTTGATGCGGTCTTTGGGCGCCATGTCCGAATTTGTTATGATATCCTCTAAAACTTGTATGCCCTTTTGGGCAATAAACATGGCGGCGCGGGGCCTCCAGGCAATTTCTTGCAGCGAAACAGAGGCGAGCTTGCCGTTTACCATGCTTCGCACCGATAAACCGGTGAACTCCGCCCCTACTACATCTAAAAGTGATACTTCTTGGGCATTTTCGCCCTTCTTTTTTCTAGCCATCTATTAAAACATCCCTTCGTTTGACCCGCTTTCCCCCTAGCAGCGGGTTGCCAAACTAAAAAGGGGCGCAGAATTAAGCTCATGCGCCCTTATTAAAAAAAGAGGGAATAAAGAGAGAAGAGTTGCACTTAGACACTTGTTACGGTATCTAAGCATGTGTTTAGTTTATATAATAAACGCA